TCTGTTTCATTTATATCAACATAGTGCTGAGGACTAGCATTTATCTGGTAACCTATTGGTAAAAAATATTTATCTGTCATGATTTATATTTAGACTACATATATTTAATTTGTTCTATTACTCGAACACCAATCTAGGAACAATGTGCATTGCTTCTAGTTCTTGGCACCAAAGCTTCATTGCATAGGGAATTGTCTTCATCTCAAATTCAGTCTGGACTCCACATGTTCCACAGTCGTAAAGGGATGCTTCCTTGTTTACTACTGCCAGGACTCCACAATTTTTACAGAACCCAGTATGAAACGGGTCCGATACATCCATCAGCCTCTCTTTGGTAAACATAGCTGTTCCGTGACTCAACATACAATCGCGTTCCATCTCACCCACACGCAGACCACCATCGCGAGATCTGCCCTCACAAGGTTGACGAGTCAGCGACACAATAGGTCCCTTGTTTCTGGAATGAATCTTGTCACTTACCATGTGTTTCAGTCTCTGATAGAATGTCGGACCCATAAAGATTTCAGCTTCCATCATCTCGCCGGTCTGACCATTGTACATAATCTCATTGCCGTAAGGATGCATACCCAACTCAACCATGTGCTTGCGTAAATCTTCAATCTTCAAATGAGAATATGGTGTCCCATCACCCATCGTTCCCTTCTCTGTACAAATCTTACCAAACATAGTCTCCATCAGTTGAGCAATTGTCATGCGTGAAGGAACAGCGTGGGGATTCATGATGATATCCGGACGCAACCCAGAAGCCGTATATGGCATATCCTCTTCGTTGAGAATGATACCACAAGTTCCCTTCTGGCCATGCCTGGAACTTACCTTGTCTCCAATTTCTGGCACACGCTCAGATACAGCTCGTACCTTGATGAAAGGGTAACCATCTGAGTTTTTATCCTGCCAGACTCCATCAACACGACAAGCTTCAGCTCCCTTGTGTGTTGTGGATGAATCGCGAAATGTATAACCGTGAGAATCTGACTTCAAATTGGTTACCTTGCCAATAACAATATCATTTGCTTGGATGATAGAGTTTACTGCAGGCATACCATTCTCTTGGATAGCATGATAGGATGAGTTCTTGTATCCACGAGTATTTTCACGACGGGGTTTAGCAAACTTCTCTTCCTTGCCAGAAGCCACATTGCGATGCTCTTCATCTTTGTAGATGGTGTAATAGAGTGACCTGAATAGGCCACGGTGAAGTGCACCCTTGTTCAGGATAACTGAATCTTCTTGATTGTAACCAGAGTAGATGCCAATTGCAACAATGGCATTATAACCAAATGGCATTTCCTGTATCTTCATCACATTCATCATACGTGTTTCCACAAATGGACGCATGGGAGAACAAAGGACATAACCATTCTTATCCAGGCGCTTTGAGTAATTCTTTGCATACAGACCCATTGCTTGCTTACCCATGGCTGACTGATACGTATTACGCGGCGACTGATTATGGTCGGACATCGGAATTGTACTAGCCATATGACCCAGCATGAGAGATGGATGAATCTCGCAATGAGTATGCTGAGCAGTTATCTCTCCAGGCATCATTGCAATACGAACTGTATCGGACTCCGTAGAATCGATATACTCAATATTTGCTTTCACCCAATCATTCCAGTCGGATGATGTTGGCTTCTCTAAGATTTTTCCATCTTGAACCCTGAACAAGGGTCGAACAATACGCCCACCATCTGTTTCAATGCTAATTTCTTGCTTGGTTACACTCCACGTAATTCCAGAATGAGGGTGAAGAACAAATGTGCGTTTAGCCTCTTTAAGAACATTAAAGACCAATGCTGGCTTCTGCGTGTATGCCACGATCACACCATTGATTGAAACTGGCGTACCGGGAACATTCTCCAAGGTTGTAATCCAATCCACTTCAGCTGTATCAATCAGATGCATAGCAATCATAGACGGAGTATGCTGACTGATTGATGTCATCATCGACATTGCCTTCACAATACCGACCGAGTGACCTTCTGGCGTCTCCACTGGACAGACGTATCCAAAGGACGTGCCATGTAGCTTGCGAGGAGCAAGAAGCTTACCTGACTTCTCTACAGGCGTCTGGATACGCCGTAGGTGGGAAACTGTCGCCAGATAAGATAGGCGGTTCAGAACTTGAGATACGCCAACTTTGGTTGCAGTAGACCCTGAATTGGCAGGTCCCACACCCTGAACCGTAAAGTTACCCGTTGCAAGTGCTTGTTTGAGTTTTCCTTCGATTGTGGACACCTTCAAGATCTTGTACAGATTATTGATGTTCAATACCTCAAGCGGGCGGGGCTCACCTTTCTTCCAGGTGTCATTATTAACCTCGTGAACAAATTTGCCACGAACATCTTTACACACCTTCTGAAACAGCTGCCTGAACAGATGAGTCAATAATGCACCAGTTGTAACTACGCGCTTATTAGGGTATGCATCGCGGTCATCCAGAGGAATTTTCCCCTGAACAGTCAGGACGAGTCGCTTTATCATCAGAGAAATTAGAATACACTTACGTGACTCAAATGTCTGCTTGGATGCAGTATCACCGCCAAATTTTACATGAGGCAGAAGTTCAGTCTCGAGAAGCATGCGAACATATTCTTTCTTGTCCTCCATGTTTGTGCCATATTGAAGGTGATGAGATAGATACTCGATGGCATCCTCACGGCTATATACCTTGATATCGGAACACTCGCGGAACGAAGCCGTAAGTGACTCATATTGTTCAGTATTAGTTCCCCATACCAGCTTGACAATATCCTCATCTGCTTCTAGACCCAGTGCACGAAAGATAACCATTGCTGGAATATCCTCACGAAACCGAGGAAAGCAGGCAGTCAGTGGCTGGCCAAAACCATTAAATTTAGTATTCATACGGATCTCAAGCTTCTTGGGAGGCATAGTAAATGATTCGTGGAGAGATTTTAGCTCTACTGTATGAGTATACTTTGCTGCAGTCTTCTTCGATGCAAATACCATGATGCGGTTATCTGCAACCTTCTCCTGACACAGAATGGTTCGCTCAGAACCGTGGATAATGAAATACCCAAATGGGTCGTTAGGACACTCGCCCAGCTCCTCATACGACATAGGATAGTCCTTCATGATACAGAGCGATGACCCAAGCATAACTGGAATCTTTCCAAGGGAAATACCCTCAAATACACGAGACTGCTCGGTGAATGTGTCTAGTTTCTCTCCGGAATACATACGAGTCACAAACCGAACATCTGCAAACATTTGAGCTGCATATGTGAAGTTGCGAAGGCGTGCTTCCTGGGGAAACATAGGCTTTACACGGCCAGTGGCCTCATGGATTCGGGGCTTGATATATGTAATATTCTCAAACGATAGGCGAAACTCGTACTTATACTTCTTTGTTACCTCATCTTGCTCATGCCATACTACAATTGGAGCGGCGGATGACACAATCAGAGGAAGCTTGACGCGAATAAAATCCTCATATGATTCAATCTGGTGCTCTACTAGCTTCTGTGGTCCCTGATTCACAAAGAATGAACGAATTGCTTCCCAGTCCATATTGTTTAAGAGTAGTTCCACGTAAATCATTCTCTATTCGTTTTTAACAAAGGAATGGACAAGAAAATCATCATTCAAAAATTGGGATCGGAAAAACCAGAAGTTCATCAGTCAAAAAAAGGCAAGACTCTAAAGACCTTCCCACGGGGTATTATAAAGAAGTCGTCTAAGTTTACTCTCAAGGGAACTTCCGATCCGGCTAAGTCTCCTCCTCTAAAGAAGGGTATGAAAAAACATACTTTGCGTATGTTGACAGAGAAAGGTGCAAAACGGCATCGTAAGACTCTTAAGCGTCGGATTTCAAGAATGAGTGATTCTAAAGTTCAAGATGTTGTCAGGGGTAAGGGATTAGTCTTGAATCCTAGAACTCCCCCTGAAATTTCCAGGGAAATTTTACGTAACGCTGTATCTGCTGGTTTTGTTTCTGTGTAATTTCATAATGACCAAAATTTGGGGCCCATTAGGATGGATGACATTACATTCTGTAAGTTTGATATATCCAGAAAATCCATCACAATACGACAAACAAATAGCAACCAGGTTTTTGGATTTATTTGGAGAGACAATTTCATGTATTCAATGCAAGTCTCATTTCAGAAATATTTTTAATATATATAAATCTTCTAATCCTGAATTTCTGAACTCTCGCCAGGATTTTGCACTCTTTGGTTTTAGAGCACATAACACTGTAAATTTGCGTTTAGATAAGCCAAGACCATCTTCTGTTTCAGAATGTCTTCGAACGCTTAAGGCTGCCACGGCACAAACATCGTTTGCTTCTTTTAGACAAGCATATCTGTCTTATTTGCTGAAAAATTGGGGACATGATATAAGCGGCCAAGGACTCGTGACAAAAGAACAAGTGAAAGATATGATCAAAATAAATAACGAATATTGGTCACCTAGAGAGATACCAATTCCAGATTTAAAAGAAGGTGATATTATCACACCCATTGAACTATCTAAATCAAGAGTAAATAGTCGTGGTACAGTTGTATCAAATTTTGTTGGATTCAAAGGGGGCAAACTGATGTTAACGAAGAGATAGGACTCCAAGGAATACTAATTCGAGGTTTCATTTCCCAATCATATTTCTTCATCCAAGTCTCTCGAGTCTCTTCATAATGTTCATCTGGATATATAACTCTGCGTTTAGATTTCCGCAATGAGTGAGAAGGTAATATCACATGAAGCTGTTTGGTAACATTATATGTAAGTTCACCCGGGCTTATTGTGGTCTCATATAACTGAACTATATCCTGAATCATTGGAGCTTCAGGATATGGGTATACCCATCCCCAATTATAGACATCATTCGTCTTGAAGTAATGCATTGTCCAGTGAAATGTTTTCCAATAAGCATCTACAACTGGTTCCATATTTGTGACACCATCCAAAATATGAAGCCCATACTTTACTGAAATACAATCAGCTGCTCTCCCAACTACAGCCCGTTCAAACACCTGCTTACGTGATTTAACAAGTTCTTTTAGTACACCTATCTCTTTCTCTGCCGCGTAATCCAGAAATGTTGCTCTACCTTCTTCAGTTGCCAAGTCAGGTTTTCCAGATTTGGTGTAATACTCCAATGCACGACCATACCCATCCTCACGCAAAGAGAAGATTCCCAAACTTGGCATAAAGTCATTTCCAAAGCAAAGGACGCTTAGTGTCAAATATTGCTCAATATCGATCGGAAGAGTCAAAATCAACTTCTGGACGTCCAGCAAAGAGAACTCAGCCTGCTTCAAAGATGGGTCGTTGAACTCCCCAGATTCTCTGAGAAGGGTCAATTCAGTAGATAACTTATGATTAAATAATGAAAGAAGAATTAGATCTGCATCCAATCCATAGATACAAATACTCTTTCGGTCTGCTTCTGGTATCTTTTTGATGTCCTGAAAAATCTTATGTTCACCTTCTCCTGGCTCTTGTGTAGGAGAAAGCTGTACATCTGGAAATCTTTTTCGAATAGCCTCTTCCAATAACCTCATATAAGGAGTATCTGGTGAAATCTGATTACGGTCAAACGATTCTGCCTCTTTAACTCTGAAACGTCGATATCTCTGCTGAACAATTTTTGCATACGGAACTAGACCGTCAAATGCAATAATTACCTTCTTTGCCCTGAATGATTTCAGTATATGATCAAGTGCATCCAGGACACTTTTTATTGGGTCTGTTACCTGAAGATAACGATGAATTAGGCAATTGAAATCAATTCCCAGAACATCTACATCAAGTTCTCTAGCGATTCGTGTGATTCCAGAATGGTTTCGTATCAAACTTGCAAAATAAAAGGGGATGCCCATTGATATGTTACGCTATAGTTATGAAAACTCTTGATAATCAATAAATGTGGCATTATATTCTTTTGGTTGTAGTCGTGGTTGGTCTTGCTGTCTATTACATGTATCCTCGTTTTACACCAAAGTCAACTGGTTGCTCAGCTTGTCCTGGTAAAAAATAATATACTATACACATAAATGTCAAAAAAGAGAGGAGGAGGTTCTAGCGTTCTAGATGCATTAATGTACCTTGCATATATTTCAATTCCCATTGGTGCATTTCTTTACATTGGATTTGCAATATATGACGCTGTAAACCCTTCACATTCTTAACATATTATTTTAGTCCTTTTGAGTAAACAACATGATTGACCCAAATATTATTATTATTATTCTGCTTGGACTGTTGTGTTTTTACTTTATAATACACCCCCAGAGTTCTGAGAGAAGAAAGTGGGCGATCGGAGGTCTTATATTTATGATGGTTCTTTTGGGTGTAAGGGTAAATTATCTTCAGAACCCATATTAAATGTTATGGAAATGGATCTATTCAATCTATCGTAATATCTATTACATGTTTTACGAGTTATTTCACGATGGCTTTGCAGGAGGTAAAAGAAAACACAATAGAAGATAAATGCCGGGAACATGTGGAGGTCGTAGATATACTAAGAAGTATCTGAGATTACATGGCATTGGTGAACTTAAAAAAGGTGAACTACACGGTTACCATGCCAAGAATAGCAAGACATCTCGTCGTAAATCATTGAGAAAAACTGTTCGTTCAGTCGGGGCTCTGTCTACGTTCCGAAAGCTGAATGCCCTTGCAGTTTACACTAAAAATTCGGCTCCGACAAAATCTAAAACAATCAAGACCGACCGCAACTGGGTAAAGAAAACCTATATGAAGTAATAAATGAGACATAGCCTCGTTTCTGCACTTTTAGTCACCGCGATATACGCCGCGTTCAGAGTCTATGGTACCAAAGACAGACGGTTCAGCAAGGGTCTTTTGATTGAATCTCTAGTGTTTGCCGTGTGTTCGTTTATAGTTATGTATTTATACCGTAATTTTTGGCTTCGTGAGGGAATGCAGACAACTTTTGGAGAAACGTGTCCAAACGGTCACGAGATGGTAGAAGATCCATCTTATCCTGAACAGAAAACGTGTAGGCCTGTTGGACGCAAGACTAGTTCTACTGCGACTGGCTTTCGCGACAATACATAAAAATAATGTTTATTAATTAAATAAATGCTCGATAAGCTTGCTCACGTTCTGGCGTCTGCCCTTGTGTTTGCTCTGTTCGTGCCCGGTGTTCTTGTAACACTTGGTGGCAAGCATAGTCTATTAGTTCATGCAGTTCTGTTTGCCCTCGTTCACCAGGTTGTGCGTCATTTTCTAGATGGCCTTCTTGCCACAGTCGGCGTTCGCACTGGAGCACCTAAGAGGGATCTATATGGCGAGGGGGGTCATGGCATCCGCCAAATGTAATTTCTCTCGTTTAAAACAAAAATGTGGGGTTATTTTCTGCTAACTGCATTAACGTTCTACGTGGTCGCCTTCATGGTTTCTGTTCCCAATCTTGGCCCTGTGCCTTCTCCCGTCGTGAAGGCTCTTCTGTTCACGGTCGTTCATGTTGTCCTTCACAGGGTTCTCAAGCCTCACCGCAAGTAAATATCTGAAACATACATAAATGTGGAAATGGTTGCTATTTAACACAGCTCTTTTCTGGCTTGTATCATATCTTGGAACAAAGAATCATGTTCATGCAGTTCTACTTGCAGTAATTTTTGCAGTTGTTCATCATTTTCTTGGAAGGAAGCTGTTGAGAGAAGGGTTCGATTATATGCCAGATAGCCGTAAGACTTCTTGTGCTCCTGGTTCTGTTCCAGCCGAGAATGGGTTAGACTGTAAACTCCCGAATGATAGATACGGCCTCTAAAAATGGATTGAACACATAATAAGATGAACATCTACAGAGCAGTCATCTGCAAGTTCTGTAGATGGTAAACGAAAACACTCGCAGCGTCCCTCCGTGGTATCGCCGCCAAATCTTGCGTGAGCAAAACGGTAGGTGTGCAAACCCAAAGTGTCGTAAAAAGCACAAGCTGGACTCAAAAGAGTGTGAGACCAATCATATTATTCCTTGGTCTAAAGGAGGCCGCACAGTTCGTTGGAATCTTGAGGTGTTGTGCATAACATGTCACAAGAACCACACCTGTTCGCTCATGAAAAAGCGTTTCGGGAAGAAAAAGGTTACCAAACACGATGTCACATATTCAAAAGTTTACAAAAGCTACAGAAAAAAAGGAATGATACTGAGGAGTTACCGCTTCTAATCGGTCTCCAAAACGGAATTTTTAACTGTATGTAAATATCTACAACAAAATGCCAACCCCTCTAGGCGATCAACAGACTGCCATAACAATGATGGGAGGCAAAAGTGCCTGGCTATATTACAAGGCCGAAAACAAGAGCAAACAAGTGCTGGCATCTTCACGCATGGAGGCTTGTAAACAATTTCTCAAAAGCAGTCCACAAGACAGGGCGGATTTTGAGAGAGCAAGAGGACCACAAGATGGAGAGATAGCTGCAGCCATTTACTGCTGTAGTTCAGGAACAGACAAGTCGGTAGTGGATAAACTTTTCAGTGAAAACGGGAAGTGGAAGCCAAACGACCCCTTCAGACAGAAAGTCGACAAGTGGCTCAGGTCATGGGGTTGGCAAATATAAGTGCATTAGCACAAAAACGAATTTTTACTTTGAGATACAAATAGTTCTTACAAGATGGATTCAAAAAGGTATAGATATCTGCTGAACCATCCGCGATGGCCATCTCCTGAAGCCCGAGTTGTTGCAAAAAACATTGCAAGATTGAAAGGCGACGACATTGTAAAGCGTATGACACATGAACAGGCTCTAGACTATCTAGCAATACGTTCACGTATGACATTAGACGAGTTTCTAGAACTACCCAAGCACGATGCCTGGGTTGCTCTGGGCTGTGTCAGACGCGATACAATGGGAAGAGTGTTACCGTTCAATCCATTGTACGGTTGCTTATACAGATGGTGGTAAATGCCGAAAGGTAAAAACGAATTATTTTTACATAAAAAAAACATTCTCAGAAACAGCTCAAAATGTCCTTATCTTACAACCAAATAGAAGAAGGAGCCGTGTACACGAAGGGTGGAGAGCAAGTCATGGTGTTGAATAAGCACCAAGTCAGAATGACGGATGGAATAGAATATCGATACGTTTACAAACTTGTCGGACAAGACGTCACCCACTATTCTGTTCCATACCAGGGGAATGAACTCAACCAGCTGTTGCAGCTGGTCGTTGGTGCCCCTACACAAGCTGCATAATTATAGCCGAAAGGCATTTTTACTCTAAAACGGATTTCGATCCAACTTTTTAAGTTTCTGGTAAACCATGGGTTGGTATACAAATTACGAGATAGAGTTTGCTGATCAAATTGAGTGGGATGATTTTACAGACAATTGTTTAGACAAATTCAATGTTCAGTACCTCTATTTGAGAGACCTGGAGTTGCCCCGTCTTGTAGTGTGCATCTATTCAACCCACTCTATAGAAGACATCTTAGATGCCCTGAAGACAGAGTACAAAACTACCATGCACTACCGCAAGTACGATGCCACCGTGTGGATTGTACATGGGTGGGTGTAAATAATACGGACTTTCACAGTCCAAATATTTTTACTCTAAAAACGGACTTTCATATCTTCAACATCTTATATCAAAAATGGAGTATCTTTACGTGCTGAAGCTTGAAAAAGGCAAATGGTATGTTGGAAAAACAATAGATATAATGAAACGCTACCAACAACACGTTGATGGCAAAGGGTCTGCATGGACTTCAAAATATCCGCCAGTATCGCTGGTAGAATCAAAACCAATCGGTTCGCTACATGACGAAAACAACTCAACGAAAGACTACATGAAAAAGTATGGAGTCGAAAATGTTCGCGGAGGGTCTTATACTCAAATCACTCTAGATGATAGCATGATTTCAGTACTGAACAATGAGTTCCTTGGGAACACAGACAAGTGTTTCAAGTGTGGCTTAGCAGGCCATTTTGCAAACAAATGTAGGAAAGAGGAACTCGTATGGGAATGTGATTATTGCGACCGCGAGTTTACAACTCGATTTGGTTGCTCTGTCCATGAGAAATCATGTAAGAAAACTTCCACAACTGGCGTTTGCTATCGATGTGGCCGTGACGGCCATTACTCGCCCGACTGTTATGCATCAACACACAAGAAAGGATATTCCCTGGACTAAAAACGGATTTTGATCCAATTTTTTAAGTTTCTGGAAAAGATGTTCAGGTCTTCTGATGGCGCAAGGTGGACACAGATGTCTGCAGGCAGACTGGCTGCACTTCCTTTCTGGAAAGGCAACCGAATTGTCGACGATACGCACGTACAGCGAATTTCACAATCAATCAAGACAGGCATAACGGAGCTGAATATCAGCCCGTATCGAATTGTAACGACAGTGGTAGATGGTGAGATATGTAAGTACATCATTGACGGACAACACAGAATCACACTTCTTCGCGAGTACTTTAAGAATCCTGATGCCGACGACTTTCTAGTCATCGTCATCGAGAAGGAGTGTGAGGCTGAACTAGATATCATTGAATACTTTGGAACGGTAAACCGGACAAAGGCAATGTTTTGGCGCGAAGACCCTGTTCTAGCTGCTAATAACTATATCGTTCCTTTTGTCAAGGAGTTCAACAGAGACCCCAAGAAGCCAGTTATTCGATCTGGCAAGGTCAACCGACCATACATGTCAGTCGATCGACTACGCGAGGTTCTAATCGAAAAGCATGTAGTCGAATGGCGAACACTACCAACTGAGTTTGTTGCCAGATGTCGTGAGATTAACGACGCTGAACTAGAAAAGCTCGATACAACCGTGTCAGTCAACAAGCGTGCAAAGGAAATGAACTTTACCCTAGGTCTCCTGGACTTCAAGTTTCTCTAAACACTGACAATATACTCCCAACGGAGATAGTCACAAATTTTTTTCCAGATTTGGTCATGGGAAATTAGCCTATCTCGTGATTTCAGCAATGGGAAGTATACTTTGTATTCATCTAATTCTAGGAGCTCGAAGAACTTGTATAGAATATATGAATAAGATAGAAAATTAGTACGATCATTAGGGCAATAAAGTAAAAATGGTGCCTGGATGTCTTGAAACATGGCTCTGATTTTCTCCTCGATTTCTGGTGTGATAGTCGGAGGCGGGTTGCCATTGAGTCGAGAGACGATGTGGGCTGCATGCTCATAATACTTGCTTCTGTTTAGCTTCTTTAAAATCTCTCGTATATCTTTTTCGCAAAGTTCAGCAATATTTTGTATGCGTCGTTTCTTGATTTCGCATACAACTTCATTCATCACTTCATCTGGAATAATTGTACTTTCCTTTGCTTGGAATTGATTCAAGATCTCATTCAGATGATTAATCTTCTTATATGCATAATTATTCCTTTCTTTAGGAGGGTCGCGAAAACTGGGAAAATCAGAAACAACCATCATATATTCTTCTGATCCACACATCGGACATGCCAGGATACCTTCGGCAGCAACTTCTTCTCGAGCGACATTACACCGATTACAGTGCTCCGTATCAGTATTTACATCACTTGATTCGGTGCCAGTACCCAACTTCATTCTGGAAACATACTCATCAAACATCTGCTTGCGAGATGGTCCAGTCTCTACTGGGGCAGATGGAGCCAAATACTTCATAAAAGTAGTATTATCTACGTGTTTTGCAGTAACTACAGAACTTGATTCGGACTGACCGTAATATTGAAGCATCAAATCGGCATTCTTCAAGAAATAAGTATCCAATTGATTTTGTTCCTTGAGCTCTGATTGAAGTGTACGCAACTTATCGTGCTTTTGAGCCAATTTGAAGATATCTTTACCAGATTCTAACTCGTCGATTTCAGCCTCTAACTCCTTGATTTGGTCAACCAAAGACGTCTGATTTGCATGAGATTCACGCAAAGAATTGACAACTGTCTGATGAACAGAATCTAATGTTCCGCCCAAGGTTTGCTGTTTCGTATCTCTCCCCTTTTTTATACGAAACATGCTATCAGACATTTGATATTCTACTTTATTGCTATTAAAATAGCTAAAACGCCAATAGCAATCAGAATCGGATATGCAGAATCTGACCGATCAACAAAGCCTTCCTTAGTCTGAATACACTTTGAAATATCGGCTTGTACACATTTCGAACTATTAAAGTCAGCTGTCAAATCCTTGTTGAGAAATCTGGATTGGTCTCCACCACTTGTAGGACATGTATAGCATTCACATGTAGGGGTTGAATCTGCAGCCAAAGAAGTAAACAAATGAATCGGGTTCAAGTTTTCTGTATCTTCTAACATTCCTGGAATTAGACCATCAAAGTTAGATGCAACACCTCCAAGATCACGCTTCATTGATTCCGGAAGAACGTCAGCTCCGCTGGATATGTTATTGATGTAATTATATCTTGCTTGAATAGACTTATCAGATGCCATACATGAGCCCCCAGTATTTACAAAATATTGGTTTCCCAGAGCAGGACCAGCAATCATGTACTTCATGTACTGAAAGATGGCTCCAGTGTTCGTGGTAAGTTGACTGATTGTGCCTCTTGAACCAACGCCCAATGAGGCGGGACCCTGTATGTTTTCTGCATAACTATAGCTCGGACCCATCACAGAGTCAGCGGCATTGCTAGGAGCACTTTCAATTTGATCCCATATCGGATTCTGGTCACTGTTTGCCATTGTTACTTAAAGCAAAGAAAACCTGCTGCCGAAAAGAACTGTTTGACATCATACACGGTCTCTGTTTCATAACAGAAAGTTCTGTCCCAGCAAATGGAAACTTAAATACGTCACAAACATACATCAACGCCAGGAATGCACTTCTGTTAATTCCACATTGACAATGAACAAATATCTTTCGGGACGTTGGGTCTTGCATATAGTGTTTTAATATTGCCTTGAATTCTGGATACCACTTTAGAATATTTACATGCAATGCATCCACTGCATTGATACAGTAATACTTGTCTGGATTTTTCTCTTTAAACCATGATGGCGAATCAGATTCTTCTGCACAGTTGATCACGTGTGTAATCTCATATTTCTTAACAAATGCAGGGGTTAACATCTCACCAGCTCCAACCAGAATATATGGATGGAACAGAGCTGGGGGGTCGACAGTATATCCTCTAGAACTATAACGAAGTGAACGTCTGGTTTCCGGGTCCATTACTCTAAAACGGAAATACTTTATTTCAATTAAAGCACACGATAAATGCAAGATACTGGCAAAAACAGAAATACTAGAGACCAATTTTATACCAAGTCTACAGTATCAAAGTTATGTGTTGATGCTATTCTTTCAAATATACCGGATGCATGTAAGTTTAAGTGGGTTGAACCATCAGCAGGCAATGGGTCATTTCTTAACAACGTTCCATCTGGATTTGACAAGCAAGGTATTGACATAGACCCTAAATCAAAAGATATTGCACAAGCCGATTTTATGGAATGGGAATACGATTCAGATAAGCCATGTATATTATTTGGTAATCCTCCGTTTGGTCGTCAATCTTCACTGGCAAAACAGTTCATTAAACGCGGATGTGAATTTGCAGACATTATAGCATTTATATTGCCACGTTCATTTCTAAAACCAAGCATGACAAATGCTTTCGATAGGCTATTTCATTGTAAAACAACCATTGAACTCGATAAGGATTCTTTCGAATTAAATGGGGTTGCCTATGATGTTCCATGTATTTTCCAGATTTGGGTAAAGGAAGATTCTCCTAGGATTCTAGAATCAAAAATAAATCCCATAGGCTTCAAATATGTCAAAGATAACTATGACATAGCATTTAGGCGAGTTGGAGGACTAGCAGGCAAATGTTACTTACCAGGGCAACTAAATCCACAATGCTATTACTTTTGGAAATTAGATTCTGAGTTTGTTTCGTTCATTCCAGAGATCATTAAAAAAATGAACGAACACGTTTTCCCAAGCAATACAGTTGGTCCTCGTAGCCTATCCAAATCAGAAGCTAATAAAGTTATGAATCACATACTGAAGAACCTGTCATGATCAGCAGGTGGAATAATTCCCTTTGGATACAGAGCAAGCATGTCAGTTCCAGTAACAAATCTAATTTTTACGTCGGGGAATGCAACATTACTAACAATGATATATATTAACTTTGCAGCCTTCTCAGCAAAGATATCTGGATCGAATGATCTTCCTGTGCCAACCATACTAGATGGCATAAATTTACATCCATATGGTGTAAACATCTTTTGTTCGTATTTAATTTCTGGATTTCCAGGATCAATCATATCATGACCCTTGCACCCTGTAACATGAGTTAGATCAAACTTTTGACACAGTAGAAGTTCCATAAAAGGTGAAATGTGACGTCCATCCTTGAAAAGCTGTTCTACGACTTCACGAGGAAGGGTGTCGAATGAATAATTGCCGATTCTTATGTCGAAGGTTTTATTCAACTCCATTTTTTTGCTTATCAATTCTGGATTTATTGTGATCCATTTTACACTAAGGTATGAAACACTGTATTAATTACATATGCAATTACCATGGATGCTGCACCAAGAACAGCTGCTCCGGTGTAAGAAACTACTCCTCCATCTTTATATGCATGGGGAACATAGCGAAGAGCCAACTCTCGCGTAGTTGCAAGAGACATGGTTGCTGCTGCTAGAAAGAATGCCAGGTAACCTAAAAAGCCGCGCACTGAACCACGAAGAATAGAAAACTGATGGGAATAATCTGGAGCATTAGGTTTTTGAGGCGTTGTATTCAGTGGAGTGCTAAATGGGTCACCTCCGCCAGTCACCATTGGCTGAAATGCAGGAGATTGAACAGGTTGTCCTCCGAGAAGCTCTGATAAATCTGTTGCACCTTCCATGTTTATTTAGAGGAAGTGATTTCACACGATGCATCCTCCACGCGATATTTATAACATTTTCCATCGGCCTTGACTTCTCTGTCCTCGAACTTATCTGGAGTAATGGCTAAGACCTTCTCACTTTTGATCGGGTGATGAAGCAACATAACAACTAGACCAAATCCAATAATAAAGGCAAAGAATCCCATTGTTTCCTTACGTCTGAGAAGCTTATCGATCATTTACAAGTACATTAAGAGAAACAGCCGATGAAGAACATGGTACTGGCTCTGCTTTGATTCTGACACAACCAGACTTAGTTGTATATGATCCGGAATCTCCAGGTGTTGGAATTGTTGCTATTTGTCGCTTAGGAGGCTTAAAAATTGATACTACGAAGAAGCCAGTCAATACGCCCGCGAACAAGCAAGAGAATACGTCCATTATATATAGTTAAGGCTTTCCTCCGTCTATTATTGTTTGTCCAGATCTGTATGGAGTACCGCCATCTCTGACTGATAAGCCTGAAGCAGCCGATGAACCTCCATCTATTACAGATATTATTTTTCGTTGTATAACAGCTCTAGGAGCAGGACCAATGTAATCACATGTACACGGTTCGACGTAATCAATTTCGGTAAAGTCTACAGGCCCACAACCAGCTGCTCCGCGATACAGAGTTGATGTAAATAGCCTATGATTGGCATCCTGAACCTTAAATGTTCTTCCGAGTGTTTCTGCTTTTATTTTAGAAATGTAGGCAGTAGCTGTCCTCATTTCTTAAGTTTACGTGTTTGTTTAACTACGGGAGTTGGTTCTTGCTTCAGCTCCTCAAAACGTTGCCGCGCTTCCTCTATTGACAATCCCCGATATACCACCTCTAATTTCAGTTTGAGGAATTTGGCCATAGTCGGTTCCTGGGACGTTGCGGACTGCATTTAACCATGGTACCGGTTTAAATTCTATATTATCTTTCTCCTTTTGGACACCGTGATTTGAGTATAAAAACATAATGAAGAACCCAATTACCACAACAAAAACTATGATGTTAAAAAATAAAGAATACCATGAGTCTCTAATCTGTGCAGACTTAATTAAGTTACCCTCTACACGAGAGTAAGTATCTTCTACTAAATGAAACATCTCTTGTTATATACAACAAGTTAACATGGCCGCTTTAACTGCAATCTCCATCTTAGCCGGGAGTGCAGCTCTAGTATTAGGTGGAAGTTTAGCAAACGGCATAGAGAATGCACCGCCATCGGTAGCGGAACCCGTAGCGGAACCCGTAGCGGAACCCGTAGCGGAACCCGTAGCGGAACCCGTAGGAGCAACTGCTCCGTCTCTTCCAATTGAAGAACCTGTGAATAATATGGCAGGTGGTGCAATTGGTCGTCCAAAGTGGGGTGTGATTTCCAGCACCGTTGTGGCTCCTCAGGACACAACTCTTGGAGCAACTGTATCAAATGCATTGGGAATTCGGGAAGACCCTCGTGAACTGAGCAACCAGATTATCTTAGTTGAACGTCAGCTCGAAACAACAAACTTCACTGGGTTTGTTATCGATAAGAAGATCGCCGAAGTAGTCGGAAAATACAAAAAAGCACGAGAGGATTATGCTCTAAAGTTTGCAGAATCCAAGAACCAGGAACTTACGGCTGCCGATTACCTAAAGAAGTTAAACAGCCAAGGAAACCAGAATCAGGAAGGAAAGAAGGCACTCAATAAGATTGTTGGCGACAACACTAGAAGTCAAGCAGAACGGGATGAAGCCAGGAGAAAACTGGCAGAATTGGGTCAACCAAAAGAAGTTGACGATACAACTCTTGGAAATTGGAGAAGGAGATACACTGATGCCACAGCAAAGAAGATCGAAGCAGATGATGATAAAACTGACGCTGAACGTGATAAGAATAAGTACTTTGCTGAACTAACTGAGTTGAGAACCAAAAAAGAAGAACAAGAAAAGCTTGTCAAGGAACTTACTCTAAAAAGAACTGCTCTTCTTACTCGCTACCAGGCTGTTCTGCTACAGAAGAAAAAGAAGGAACCACAACCAGTTGATATGGAAGCACGCAATAATCGGTATGCAAAGGCAATAACGGCTAAGAATGTAGCAGAAGAGAACCTTCGTCGTTTTTACTCAAACACTTGGTTACCATTAGAAGGTCAGCCATCACAGGCAAGCTACCAAGGTCAGTTCAGTTCTCTACAGACCCTTTGGAGAAATGCAAAGGCAGAAGTAGAACTTTCACAGGCAGCTCTTACAGCTCCATCTCAAGTATCAACCACCGATGCCGAAGCTGAGTTTGCTGCCTTTGCTTCTGACGTTGTTGACCTAACACGCAATGCAATTGACCGTAACGGAGAAATCAAGCCTGACTTTGCCTGGGCAGATGGTACTATGCGTGGATATCCTTCTGCTGTAAAGACACTTAAAGACTATGCATTAAAACCTAAGCTTCGGGTTGCAGCGAGTGTATACTACGAAATTGCAAATATGGATACAGCTACATTGGTTCGCAATACTCCTCGGTTCCTTGACTATTTCAAAAAACTGAAGGGAACCATTGGAATCCGGTCAGAACGTGAAAGGCCAGCTAGTTTCAGTGGTCAAGGAGATGTTACACACACTGTGCTGAAAGAATTTGTTGCCAGAGTTTTAGAGCTTGCTGCAAATCAAGTCAGAGTATATCCCAGACCTGCTGACATTGCCCCAACTGACCCTCAAGCTGTTCTATATGCACAACTACGCGACAAGACAAATGAATTTGTAGACAAGCAGGTGTTTTCACTCAACAAGATGTTCAAGGTCATCAAAGCAGCTCGAAAGACGACCAAGCTGAGTGGAATAGAAGGTAAGAACTTACTCGAGCTGGAAGAAAAGGTCAGAGAGTTATATCCTGTAGCAGATGGTATTCCGCCCATGGGTACATGTGAACGCCTTTTTAAGCCCAGTACATTTGCTGCTCTTTCTACTGGAATTTTCAAGGGAAAGAAGATTCTCGAAGAAGTCTTAGAGGATCCTACTCTCAAAGATCAGTTCTTAGATGAGATCGGGTTCATTAAGGTATCAAACTTCATAGAAGCAAAGGAATATGCCAGAAAGCCAGAGAGGAATAATGAATACGCAATATCGTTTCTAAGGAAATCCTTATTTGCAGAGTACAACAGCAAAGTTCAGCAACAAGCATTCAATGATCCTACTGGACAAATACACAGAGCTGATAGTGCTGGAGCATATATAGGAATTATCGGAAACACAGGACTTGATCAACTAGTTCGTATAGATAATTCTGACCATGAAACTCGAAACTTTGGAGTAGGAGATCTAGTAACAAATCAGGAATATGCAGCTGAAATTGCAGAATATGCTCAAACACCAGGTACAAAATTTGTACCCGGTGTCTTTTTAGAAGCGGGAAGACTCCAACCTGATGGAAGAAGACGAGTGAAAAGTATCGAGCCTCTATCCAACTTCAGAGATGCATGTGAAACAGATGGCAATGTTGGACAGGGAAGTGAACAGACAAGCCGCATTCTAGACATCTTGGACAGAATAGCTTCAATGGAGATCTCACCAAAAGAAGAAGCCAATCCACTGCATACGATGATTAAGAAGTTGGAAGAGAAAAAGAAGATTGATATAACACGTCCCGATCAGGGTGAGCCACAGAGTTCTTTGGCACAACATGGGTTTCAAGCTGGAGTTGGGAACTGGGCAATCATCAAGGTAACTGATGATAAGAAGCTAAACTTTGTTCAGACGTTTTTGACGTTCCGAAGCTCCAAGTTCAGATCTATCCCTTACAATGATACGACTGTCTACGGAGGAAAGACAGTCAATACCAGAGAGCTATATGCTAAGCTGGCACTTGCAGAGATAGAGAAGATGCCTTCATTCGAGTCTCGTTCGAAAGATGAAAAGGAGTCCTTTCCAGATGATGCCGATTGGCAGAGATTGTCGGATGATTTCCATTTGAACTTTGTGATCTATCGCGATAATAGAGGAACTGGTATTGCTGACAGGTCGGCTGCAAATAGACCTAATGCCCCCGTATATAATGTCTTCAAAGCAAAGAATGGACGTTATTATCCTGTGAGAATGAATGCTGGTCCTGTAGCTGCTCCGGGTCAGCCTCCTGGGGTGAATGGCCCTCAGTTTGATCAGTTTAATCGGGGTATTCTTGGTGGTGCAATTGACGGAGTAACCTTTCCAGTTGCTACATTTGAACCTGAAGAGACTACTGGACAATTCTTAAATAGAAAAGTTGGAAAGCCAGTTGGTGAAGCAGCTTCAACGGCTGCTACTAATCTTGGCAAACTAGCTTCAACGGCTGCTAGTGGAATAGGCAGTACAGTCGAAGTGGTAAGACAAGCAGTTTTAAAAACAGCAAAAGCGACTGGAGAGGCAGCTTCAAGAGCAGCAATGACAGTAGAAGATGCAGCAAGAGATCTAAGAACGCTGGTATCAGACTTAGCAACATCGGCAAGAACGGCGGCAGCGACAAAGGCAGCAGAAGTAGCAGAAGTGTCGGGAAGGTTATATACTGAGTTATCAGCAATTGCAGTAGAAAAAGCAATTCAAGCATCTGAAGCAGTAGCAGCGGTAGGGCGCACTGTTGGAGCTACAGTATCAGCGAATGCAAGAATAGCAGCAGCAGAAACTGTTAAAACAGCACAAGTTGCAGCAGAAAAAGCAGCAGAAGCAGCAGCTAATGCTAAAAAAGCAGCTGAAACCTTAGCATCCGCTCTTATGGATTTACCCGGAGATGTATCGAGCGCTGTGACACAAAAAGCAAGAGAAGCAGCAGAATCGGCATCATTAGCAGCAGCAGCGGCAGCAAGAACTGCATCCGAGCTATCCGAAAGAGTTGGACAGTTGGGAAGTGAACTCTATGAAGTTACAGGTCTAAAAACTGCTGTTGGATACGTCGGCGATAAATTTAAAAAACAGGAAGTTCTTAAAGAAGTTGACCAGGGGGAAAGGGTTCAACAATTAATAGAGGGTAGTTCTCCAGAGAGAATGGGCCATCTTCAAGATATAAGAATACCACATCCAGATGACGATGACCGTCTACCTCCTTTAGCTAAAGGACAAACTGCTAAGCAAGCAAATTCTGCTGCTATTCGAGATATGTTTCCTACAGGTGGAAGAAGGCGTACGACCACTGCTTGGAGACGCTCTAAACCGGCACGGTACACTAGACGAAAATTCTGAATACTTCTTAATAAGGATGAAGACATACAGAAACCGTCATACTCGTAATAGAACTCGTAGACGACGTATGAAAGGTGGTAGCTACGCAGATGATTTAGCACTTATAACAAAATATGTTGAGATTGGTTCTAGAGACCCTCTGATGCCTTTGGATATGAGACCTTCCAACGCAGAACTAGACTCTATTGACCGCATCGTAAAGGGATATCCACTTAGTGAAGAACTTAAAGACCGATTTTTATCGACGATCGCAAATATTCGAAGAACCACGCATAGAGGAGTTGGTTATGGACAGCAAGTTACACGTCAACTTGCTACAAGATTTGCTGCAGAAATTGGAGAACTAAAGGCAGTCGTCGAAGCGAATCGTCCAGCAGAACGCCAAGCAAACAATGATTTTTATATCCCACTTCAGCGTTTACACCGAATTGCTTTTGATTTTTCTAATAGTTTGACACCAGCCGATCAAGCTAAGTTGGTAAGCAATAAATCACAGTACGATACGGTGAACGGTCATACAGATGGTAAGCAACCAGTTGATCAAGAGGCTGCAAATGTAGAACTTTTAAGCAGCGTGAGTCGATTTATACCGCAATTGGGTGACTGGTTCACAGGTCTTTCGAGACTGAAGAATGTTCAAATCGCAGCTCGTCCAGCTGAAAGAGAACGTCTATTTGAATTGCTTCCTCCTGGACTAAGAGGCAGTGATGAGCTGGCAAAAATCTTCGACGCTTATTCTGTCCGAATTGCAGACGTATACGTTAATCTTTCAACATCTGTTGCGTTAGGTGATCAAGCTGCACTTGCAAAGCCAGAAAGGCCGAGAAAGCCAGGAAGAAAAGATCTTGAACAAGAAAAGGCTGGTCCAGTGCCAGAGCCACCTATATTTGGAGAACCTGCTCCAGAGGAAAGAGCTCTACCCATTGAACTTCCAGAAGCCCGTCCAGTACCTGCTGTAGCAGCACTTCCAGAAGCACTTCCACTCGGGGCTACTCCTTTACAAGAATTACCTGCTCCGCCTGCTCGAGGAATTCGTGCAAGACCATCTAATGCTCTCGGAGCTGTACCTGTGGTAGCCGAAGGTATGAATTTAGCTGGTCCTGTTGTCAACTCATTACCTCTTCCTTCATCCGAAGGTCCTCGAGATATGGCTCCAAGACCTAAGGTAAATCCAGTATATGTTGCTCCCCCCGGAGCTGAACGTACTCCTGCGCCTGTCATACCAGACGTATCTTCGACATCCAGATCAGGATTACTTCCGAGAGCTCCAGGAGCTGTTCCAACACAGCCAGTTTTTCCGACAGTTGAACAGCCAGCTAGCGCACCCGGAAGGTCTGCGTTGGGACAGACTGCTAGTCCGGGAGTACTTCAATCGCAATCAACACCACTCACAAGCGGAGAGCAGATGCAATTTCTAAAGGGTAGCTACAAATTATTACAGCAGAGAGACCCCGGCACAACTATTTGCGAATACCGGTATCCAACAGTATACAAACTTCTTGAATCAGGAATATTCAACGGTTCGGATATTATCAGCTTATTAAACAGAAATGACCCTAAGTTATCAGAACTATTTACTGCTATAGGTTACGATCGAGATGCAAAGACAATCATGGATCATCCGATAGCAGAAATATACAGGGCATGCCATCCGGACAGGTCGTTGGGTGACCAAGAAAACCTGACACGTATATTTCAAGTTCTAAAGGCTTTGGAGGATTATACTGGACAAACACAACCAGTAAATAACCTTGAAAATGTTGATCCAGATGATGAATCATATTGGGCTGACGATGATCCCAGATGGGACCAAGATGATAGTTCTGATTTTTTGAAAGAGCTTATGTCATATTTAAAATTTCCAAAAACTAATGTACTATCATTAGATGAACTTCTTGCTATGTTAAGACCAACTGTTGATCAAGCAAAGCTAAATGAAATACAGATTCAAAATAGGAAAGATTACATTAAAAATCACATCCGAAAATTCATGAGAGAAACTATTGAAAAGTGTACTGATCGGGCACTTGCTCTCAGAAGAGAAAGCAACATGAATAAATTATTAGAATTTTTAGTAGATGGATATCCATTCAGAGTAAGTTCAGTTGTTGTTCAGCAAATTAAAGATGTAATTCACGATAAACCAGGAGAAGGTATTATCGAAAGTAAGACACTTCGATTTTTCTTAAATAGCGTTGTTAAAGTTTTACAAGCTCGGAATATCCAAGAACTGAACCAACGATTAATAGAAACAAAGGGCGTCGTACATGCGATATTTTATCAGGAGCAATGGTGTGCAAAACCCAATGTTGCGTTGGATGTTAAGCAAGAGATATATAGAGGAAGTCTTAAGGCAAAATGGATTGACGAAACACGTCAAGGATTAACGCTAACATCTGATGCTATACGCCCTGATAAGGCTAATGGTATTTCATCTAAGACAATTACGATTTCCAGAGGTGATTGTTTTTCATTTAACACTGAAGGTGTTAAAACATGCGCTCCAAAGTTTGTATTCAAAGAAAGTAAAAACCATTTTACGGTTGAAAATATTACAGAAGTTCCAACTGGATTTAGCTTGAGCATCTTACAGTATTTGAGTGGGTCAGTTGTAAGAAGTTCTCGATTTCCGATCCTGCTTGCAAAGTCTTCAGATATTACATGCTTTGTGAACGGAATTGTTAAGAAGGAATGCCCTAAGGGGGTTGGGCTGACTCCTCAGATTACATTGCCGAATGATTGCCCTAAGAAACTATTAGATGCTCAATTTAAGTTAGTAGCAGCAGAGACTAAATCCAGAAATCTTGAAAGACAGGTAACAACATGTGAAGCACACGTAGCAAAATTACGATCAGAACTTGATAAAGTATTACGCGAGAATGAAGCAGAAACAACCAGATTAAGAGCTGACATTGCTCGCGATCAGGCAAAACTTGCAGAGCTCGAAGCTTCAAAGGATGTCATAGACTCCCAGCTGGCAGAGGTTCGCGCAAAGAGAGATGAGATACAAGGGCACCTCCATGGTTTTGCAGTACAACTAAAAGAATCAGAACGAGTAAAAGCTGAGGTTGAACTTGAGAAGGCTAGGCTTGAAGCTCAGATCGGTGTTCTTAAGAGTGATAAGGTGCAAAGTGATGCTCAAGCTGAACTAACTGCCAGACTTAATGCAGAACGGGATGCAGAGGTTGGGAGACTTACAGAAAGATATAATACTGTTTCTGGTCAGCTACAGGCAGCTTCTAGTGAACAAGGAGAACTGCAAGCTCGGTATGCTGAAGTACAAGCCCAGCTTCTTGCTGCGCAAGCCAGTGTTGCTGACCTTGATTCCAGATTTGCTACAACAAATGCTCTGATACGGACAACAGATGAACAGATTCGTGAAGAACTAGGTGGCATTACAGAAATTATAGGTGAAGGTGTGGAAGAATTAACAGCTGGATTGGATCTGGTTCTTGGACTGGCAAATGATACTCGCAACGACATTGCGGCAGCCAGAAGTGGATTTACCGAACAATTCTCTGCTTTACAGCATGAGTTGGCAGCGGCTGAACTTTCCAGAAAAGGTGAAATCCTACAAGCAATACAGTCACTAAAGGAAGAGAACCAAGCAAGAATGGCTGCCCTTCAGCGTGATTTGGCACAGGCATCAGCAGAGAAGGATCGCCTACAAGCTCAGCTTTCTCAAGAACAGGCTGCAAAGGCGATGGCAGAAGGTCAGGTGGCTGCTAAGAACGAAGAAATTGCCAAAAAGGACCGAGAACATGCAGCTGCTTTAGAGGCTGCCAGAAAGGCAGCAGCTGATACTGCTGAGCAAGTAAAGGCTGCCAACGATGCAGCTTTACAGTCTAAAGATGCAGAATCGGTCGCTACAGCAGCAGGATTGGACGTGGTTTATCGTGGACAACTGGAAGTACTAAGACTACAATTAGCTGCTGCTCTGGCGCGGAGTGTTGCTGCTGAAGCATCAGTAGCTGATCGTGCTGGATTAGAAGCTGAACTTGCTCGTATCCATGAAGAAATTGCAGCGCGTCCGATACCTGCTGCTCCAGCTGCTCCAGTTGCTGTGCCCGTTCCTGAGATAATAAATCGTGTACCAGGCGGAAATGTAGTAGTTGGTAATGAAATCACAATTAATTGGGACACTCATGGAAGTCCGGCACCATGGATTTTACGTGTAGATTATGACGGAGCAAACCCAGATTTCCAAGAAGTAACCAATTCGGCACCAATAATGTACACAGTTAAGAGACCAGGTGAATTAATGGGGACAATTTACAGTGTGAGAGTAGTATAAATGGACGCTCATGCAGGACCAAGATTTCCATTAGGCCTGGGAGTACTACCACCGCCAGGAGCAGAAGCAGCAGTAGCAGCAGCAGCACCAGCAGCGGCACCAACTCCTTTTACAGATGCCATTATGGATGCAGTTAATGGCGGTATAGTAAATACGTCTGCTGGGTATGAACTACCTTATCCGGTATATATTGCCAGCTTAGAGCCGTCACTTAAACACCATTACCCAGAACCTGAAGTAAGACCTAGAGCACCACCGGCACCGGCACCGGCACCGGCACCGGCACCGGGAGCTGTTGGAAATAGTGTTGGGTATGTACGAACATTGTATGACTTTGTAAGAATACATAGGCCAAATCCACGAAACATATGGACGAACCAAAAAATTAGAACTTTATTTGATAATGCAAGAACATTTGTCGATAGTCCTCCCCCAGGTCGTGCATTAGTATACAACGCAGCTGCTCCTGCACCGTATAAAGCAGCAATTCAAGCTTATGTAAATGATGCTGGAAATCAGTTGGCTGCTGGAATTCCGGGTGCTAATGTTATGATTCCTCTTAACATTGGTCCTTAGTCCGTTCAAGACCTATTTTTTCAAGAAGACACACAATATATTGATTGGAATTATCATAGCAAAACGTTACTCCTTCTTTCCGGGTAGCCATAACGAGTCTTAAAAAATCATATTGTTCCTGACGTGTTAATTTGTTAATGCACACGTGAAGAGTATTTGATTTGTACATTAGTTGTTCACGGATCAGATCCATTTATTAGAATGAAGTCAGTGGCTGTGTATACGGGTTGTTTCGGTGGGCATCTACCATTGAGGGATGGTTACGCTCGATATGCACATCCTGCTGTAGAGGTTCACTGTACCTATATGACCCGAGATGTTGGCCATCTGGTGTTACGAATGACTGAGGAACATTAAACCGAGAAGCATCTGATAGCACAGTTTCATCTTTCTTTGTCTGGATAGAATACTGGTCACCACCAATGCTTGTACCAGTTCCCTGAGCACCGGCAGGGCCAGGACGTCCTTCTGCAGTTAACTTCATGAACTCCTGAAATGGTTCTGTAAATGCACGAATATATGATGCCCAGTGACCTTCTTGTCCACCACCAGACCCAAAGTATTCAACACCGGTGGTCTCACGTGCCTGAGTTTTCATTGGTTGTTCATTATAGAGTCTCGGAGCTGTTTGGGCACCGACCGCTGTATTTGCACGATCCATACCAAGAATAGCAAATTTATCTGGCTTATTCTTATTGACAGGTGCCTGGATACCTGGCAATGTTATGTTATGTTTACCGGGCGTAGGGTCGGTCGAGTAAGAAAGTTTAGGTTTGGAAACAATGCGAATTTCATCCGTTGTTGGAGGAAGAGCCCATTGACGCATCTGATCTTGCTGAAATCCACCCTGCCCTAAATTGGTATAACCGGCATTAGAACCAGGAGCCACGCGAACTTGTTCAATTGGGAAAACATTTTTGGCTTGCATTCCTGTAACCATACGGGATTGTTCAAAATCAGTTTCTACTTGCTGACCAAACGGGTTTCCGGTACCAGGCTTGATGTCGTACATAGAGAACGTCTCACGTTTCTGGAAATATTCCTTACCTGCACCGGTATGGTGATCAAGTATATGATCAGTGCCGCCAGAGTACAATGCTTGTGTCACTCTTGGCCCAAAGAAAGGTACTTCGTTATTATGACCCTTGACATCTTGACTGTGAACCACTGCATCAGTATGCTCTTCGGTGGAACGAGGTTGGACGGCAAATCCTTCTGCATGTACGTCATTACGAGCAAGTGCAAATCCAACTGCTCCTAATGCTAAAATTAAAGCAACCTCAGCCATCTTTGTATTTCGTATGATACTTTACTTCTTATCTCTGCCCGACTGCGGAGGCAAAGGAAAAATAGCATGTGTTTGAGGCTTATGATGAAGCCATTGGAAGACATGATGATCCTGAGTTTGGTTACTGGTATGGGGAGCAATGGGAATTACTTTTTCCTCCTGAGGCTTGAATACAGTTCGTTTGATGGGTGTATCCAATGCATAGTTCATTTGTTAATATCACTGTTATTTTTGATGACTCATTGGACCAGTGTTTCCAGCCGCCCTATCTCTTGCTTCTGCATCAGTTGCATTTTCCGCTTGTTGGTGAGCTGCATCTTCGTCGTTGGCGTAATTACAGATTCCAAATGTCTTGCAAACATATTCTGTATATCCGTCATATGTAGTTGGAGGTTTACCAGGTTCTCTTCTCCTATGGTGATGTGTTATCTCACCAGGTATGATCTTAGGAGGAGGACTTGGCGGCATGGCAGGAGCTGGAGACCCTTCACTCCAGAAAGTTCCCTTTGACCAAATATCCCGATTGAAAGGTGATAACTTCATCTGTCTCAGCATTGATTTGAACTTGTTGACCATTCGTTCAAATCCTGCCTCATCTGTACCAGGTAGTGGACGAGGAAGTTTGGTTCCCATGTTTGGGGGCTTGCGACCATAGCAGTTGACACCAAACTTGAGTCTGGGATCAAAATAACCGCCATTTACACCTGGGTGGCCACATGCAGTACGCTTCTTTTCTGCAGGTTCGTGTTGAAGAGCTTCCCACGTCGCTTGCTGTGTGGGATACAAAGCCATTCCGGCAGCAGACCAACCGTAACTACACCACTCAGCTCCTTGAACTTGAGCTTCGGTAATCTGATCATATGATGCAAGTTCGGCTCCGTATGCTGCACACACTGCAGGAGCTTCTTCATATGTATACGTGTTATCGGAAATATGAAAAACTTCTTTAATTCCAGTTCCTTGTGTTTGCGTGGTATCGCTTGGGTTTGGGATTGGATTAATATCTATATTCATTCCATTATCTGTTTTTTGAACACTTGGGCTTCCAAAAGTTAACAAAATATAAATTACAACTCCTGCTAGCGCCACAACAACTAGACTAGCCGTCCATGAACCAGATACTAGGCCAACTATGATTGCAAGCATGACCAGAAGTACCCCAGACACTGATAATATTACCGGGTAAGGTAGACTACTCATTTACTCTTCCAGTCGATAATAAATAAGCACCTTTGTCATTTGGCTCATAGGAAACTCGTTTGCTGCATGCTCTCGCACTCGGTTGTCGTCAAGCGTAAACCATGGTTTGCCAGGAGGCATCTCCCTTGCATATGTGAACCAGTGGCCACCCGTATGAGAGATGACAGCAAGTAGATAGTATTTCTTAGAGTTCACCACAAGCATACTTGAGTACTGAAGTGATGAATTCTGAGATGTAACACGGAATATCATAACCTTGGGAAATGACCCGATAAGTGCTTGCTTTGTTGCCTTGCCGACTTCCGAGCATTTGTCACATTTCCAGCCTTCTAGTTGCTCTGGCTGTACATTCTTCATAATACAGTCTGTGATCGGAGTATTGCGAGCAGTCGGATGAAGCTCGTATTCAATTGCCGTGTCTTCGCGGTTCTGTGAGAAATCACAAGGACACTTAATTTGTTCGGCCGTCTTGAAACGGCATAGTTCATCTAGAAATGGTAGCTTGTCACATAGGTGAACCAGAAGTTCATTGCTATCGCCAACATCTTGACCGGCGGGCATTGTAGCTGTTCTGGAAGCAAGGAAGAAATCCTTTAGACCATCCTTACCACGTGAGTTCCAAATCTTATTCAGACTTGCATCAACTATATTGTCTTTGTCGTGAACCTCGCGACTATATCTATCAATGACTTCAGGGATCCTGAAGATACCCTGAAGACAAGCGTTTACCCAACAGCTTCCTGCAAAATTGTTTAGACCGAACATATTGTTCTTCCTCTTCATTTGTTGTTTTAAATATTTTACGTTTTCAGCATCTTGGAAAAATCATTCAAATATGGCGATGGCTGTAAGGGACCAGCGGGAAACTCGGCGGCAGGCAAGTAATCAAATGGAGGGGGGTTAGAAGAATCCCCGCCACCATCCTTGCCTCCGGGAGGGTCTAACGAGTCTGGCCCATAGATATGGGGGTATACCCCTCCATGTTTTCCATTTCCGGAATCAGAAGGGCGAGGTTGGTTGGGGTCTAACTTAGGTGCCCGCGGACCCCAGATTTCTTCCCCAGACTGCTTGCCGTCTTTTTGCTTAGGAACTGGATGAGGTGTTGATGCAGGCTTAGAAACTCTATGAGATAGAGGTTTCTTAGGGGGAGGAGGAGCAGATACAGGCTTTTGTACTCCTGTGTCCATAGCTCGCTTATTGGCTTCTTCGGGATTTGAGTATGGTGTCTTGTCAATTGCTGGTTCAACTTCTTTATTGCTCGAAGGTACATCGGGGGTAGGAACTCCAGGAAGTATAGTTTTAGAGCCAGATGGGTTTACTGTTTCACCCGTAAGGATGGTTGATAGGTCTTTATCTGTTTTTACTTCTGTTGCTGTGAACATCTCCCACACCGTGTTCTCCTTATCTTCATGATGTGCTTGCTTAGCAGCTACATCTGCATTTGTCATTTCTTCGTGCGTATTCCAAGGCCTAGAGTATGACACATATGATTCATATACGTGAGGCAAAGTCAGATAAAGTAGAGCTAAAAATGCCAATATATATGGAATGTTATTCATTTCTTCTTATTAAACAAATGGCAAAGAAAACCCGGAAATCTCGTAAGTCTCGTCGTCGGACTCGTCGTCGCGTTCCTAAAAAGGGTGGAGCAAACAGTTACCCTATCATCCCACCTGATGCTGCAATAAATGTCTCAACTGCAGGAGGTAATACTGATAACACAATGGGGATGATGCCAAGTAAAAAATGAGGCGCGACCTATGTTGATAAACACTAGTCCCCTCCTGGGTTTGCAGTTTTAGAGGTCATCCATATCGACCTCTTCCCCCTCCTCCTCGTCGCTGCTCTCTGCAAATTCAACGACACCATCCAAGTTCACCTCTCCCGCTGTCTGGAGACGAGGTGGAAGCTTTCCCAGGTCGGGGAGCTTCATGTTCAAACGTATGATGGCGGCTAGGCCAGCTGGATTCTCGTCGCTGAAAACAGCGAGAATGTTGAAACTGTTACTGAAAGGCATAAACTCAACCAGGACTCCTGGTTGGGAATCTTGTGTTAGAAAAGAGTTGAAAACCTTAGCGATCCGCTTATTGGCACGCACACCTGCAGAAAGACGACCGCGGTCAGAGGTTTCCACCACAACACGTGGCCTGTTCCCTCTACTGTTGACGATTACGACACGTCCCAACGAAAGCTGAGAGTGGATTCCAGCGTTTTCCTCGTCACCAATAGTGTCTAACACCTTTTGGTTTTCTTGACTTTCCCTGCTTGGTCCCTTTCCCCCACCTCCTTTTCCTCCTTTCGGTAATGCTTTTTGTCCTTTCGGCATTCTAAAGCTATAAAGGCTATAGAATACACAGTATTAACTATTATTCTATAAAAAAAGAATCCATTTTCACAGATTTGACGTTCTTAAATAAATGTTGGATATTCTTCGTTATACAAACGTAAACCGAAGAGATTACACGTATATTGGTATTGGCACATTTTATCGATTCCCCAATTTGAAGCAATATACTGAAAAATACAACCAGATAATTCCCCCTTTTTTAAATTCAATCAACGGAAAGACCATTCGTGCAATAAACTTTGACCCAGCTTTTTCAAGTGATACAGGATTTCTGAAAGAGTTCTTTGAGTCCAAGGGTTATACCTTTGATGGACTTGCTTGGCATAGTCCTGATTTCAAAATTGAAGTTCTAATTATTCCACGAACATTTGAGTTTTCGGATGACTTTATCAAATGCATGATTAGACAAGCAAGGGCTCTAAAAACACAGTTAGTTGTCCAGTCATATGCAGGTCCAGAGATAATGCCAGAGTTTGTAAATTTGTATCATCAGTTTTCTAAGGATGAACGGGAGTATATTAAACGGAATGTTCTGTTTGATTTCACATACGGGAAAGACTGTAATTGTTCGACTAATATGTTAGAGCACTCGCCCATATTAGACAAAGATGGTAGCTTTTTGAATATTGCATTATATGACGAATTTGAACTAATTGGGTCAATTGGTATACATCCACGTATCGATGAACGAATTGAAGATTATATGAGGAAGAAGATATCAAAAATTTTGAATGATGACCATGTAAACTATCGACGTTCAGTCAAAAAAGAACCGCTACTCTTCTTGGATAGAGGCTATGATGGAAGTAGCCCAGAATTGATAATGGCACTTTTGCTGGAAAGGATAGAAGAGGCATTGAATGTTCTTCGACGATTGGGTAGACTTCCAGAAGAAAAGGTTCAACTCTTTGAGACTCATAAAAACAACTATAAAGACATCGATTTGTACGAGTGGTATTCCAATATGACCAAGCTGTATAAGTAATTACTTCTTGAATGAAAAAAGATACTTAACTTGATTCAAATCAGCTACAATTGTATCACGAATATTTAATAAGTCGGTATTCATCCAGTCAATTGCTTCTGAAAGTAATTTAGGAGCTTCTATGTCACTAAAATTTTGCAAGTGAATTCTTGAGTTTTTACTTGTGAACTTTGGCCTACCATATTTACCTATATATACTTCAACAAACTGATCAAGTTTTGTTACCAGGTCGTTGGTTGCTATATGACGCTAATATGCACTTTAATTTGGTCACGCAGTGACATCTCCTGACATTTATTATAAACTTGGTAATTATTTAGCAGAAGCATTTTCTGGTTTGAACATCTTATTGGCTGCAAGTTCAGAAGCTTCTGCACCAAGCCATCCAGTATTCATGGCATCGTATTTTTTTAGCGTATCTTTGGGCTTCCACTGAACAAACCCAGTAGAGGGACCTCCTTCTGTGTTTGAAAACGGCATACCAGAATCAATACTTGATGCAGGTGGCTTCTGTCCTCCTAATGCAGTAATATAACCTTGCCAAGACTTTTCCATTTATCTTCTACGACGAGATTTGCGTCTGCGAGTTCTACGTCTTCCGGCACTTGCAGTGGATGACGCACGAGAAGTTCTAGTAGAAGGAGCAGGTGACAGCTTATTACTTAATGTTACAGCTGCAGTATGAGTTGCACCTCTGTCTGCTCTCGCTTGTCTCATCCGGGCTAGCTCTCTGTTTCTTTCTACTGCGGTCTGTTCTGCAAATTTACCCTTTAAGAGATCAAATTCATCCTCTCCGTACCCAATTCCTCCACGCATTGTACGACGTTTGTGACGAGTACGACGGGCACCTTCCATTTTATATAGTCATCGCGAAACTTTTAACGCGTCAGAGTAAATGGACTTTTTGAAAGAAGAGGATCAGACTCAGGTAAAAAAGATGATGAAGGAGGTTCCTATCATTATCTTTTTCCATAGTAGTACCTGCCGGCATTGTACTGACACGATGCCTCACTGGAAAGAGTTATGTTCTAAAAAAGAAGAGTATGGGCTTGACGATACAAATATGATTGCAGTTGGAGATTCAGCTATACCGGATGATGCAGGAGTTACAAGTGTTCCTCATTTTCGTAAGATATCCAAATCTGGAAAAGTAACAGACACAACGGGGTCAAAGGCATCTGTAGATGAACTGGTAAAGTCACTTAAGAAGATGGATGGTGGTTCACGCCGTACCCGCAGGCGTCACTCCCGTCGGCTTAGACGTAGAGTTCGGAAGACTCGCCATTGAGCCAGGTGCCTCGACGTAACCCTCTGACTTCTCTTTAGCTCTGCGTGATGGGAATGCACTAGAGTGGTCGGGTTCATCAATTCCCTTAGACAAAAACTTCAAAAATCCGTCCTGGTCGTTTGGAATTACTCCTGACTGAACAGTAGTAAACGTACGCATAGCCTGAGCAAGGTCAAACTTATCGGAAGTATCCATATATAGGTCGGTTGTTTGCTTAAATGATGACTCAATCTGCCGTTTTACTTCATTACTTGTGATAGGAGCAGCCTGTGGACGATTAGGATTATCTAGAATCTCAGTTAACAAAGGATTCATAAACGGATTCTTGCCTGTTGGGTATGTATATTCCCTAATCTTAGCACTTGCCTTTTCTGTGAATGCCTCAAGAGTTCTTGCAGTCGGAAAAAACTTGACTACCAGAACTGTAAGAGCTAATACGAGGGGAATGGCGAGGAGATAAGCTGTATTCCCTCTTGCCATGAATAGTATGACTGATACGTAAACAGTGAAGCGTACGATTGCATTCATGGCAGTTGGGATGTCCATGGAACTTGTGGGAACAAACTTTGACCAAGTTTCTTTTGTGAATAGATTAGCAGGGTCATCAATCCAGAGACTTTCCATTTAATTCTATTCCGTGTCTTTTCTTTCTTCAAGTTTGCGTCGAAGCCGTGCAATCATACGAGCACGTCTAGCCTCAGGAGAATTACCGAGGATGACTTTTGGTGCAACTGTTGCCTTGCGACCTCCAAGCATATCATTAAACATATCACCAAATGCAGTCTGAACTTTCAGTTTGATTGTTTCAATGTCAGCTGCAATCATCTCTTTGGTAAACTCACCTCTACGTACCTTGTCCTCGAGCGTGGTCTTAATCTTCTTCATCATCTTTTCTAATACCGGACTGGCTTCCTCTGCTTGAAATGACTTCAGTACCTCTTCAGGATTCTCAAAGTCAATACCGAGATCAGCGATATCGATTGACTCGACTAGACTCATGACTACCTTTGCTAGACGGGTCGTCATAACAAATTCAAGAATCTCAGAAACTTTACTACGCGACTCCTCTGTTCCTAGAAGTTTGTCAATATCATCTGTAGAGTGACCAGAACCACCCCATACTTCTTTCATTGATTCTGCAACCTTATTAATCTTTCCCTTGATGTCGCCACTGAGAAAGGCAGCGATACCACACTTCTGGATGTTCTTCCAAAACATATCAGGCTTCTGAGGAAATAGAGGTGACAGATTAACACCAAATACGGTAAACTCCTGCTCAAATATAGCCTTATCCTTCTGCATAATTTTCAGGACAATGGGAGTGATCAGCTCTTCGAACTGTACGGGGTCGGTATCTTTATAATGTGCAAACTCTACACTAGGAAATGCAGAGCGTAGTTCATCGCGAAATGCCTTGAATGATTTTTTGGGATCCATTTAGATTTATATTAAGAATAGACTCTAAACTACTTATTTCCACCACGACTAGCCATCAAATCAGAGTCACTCTGGGTTAGGCACACGCAACCGGAGTCCGTTGTAAATGCAGCAGGACAGCATTCGGGCTTAGTTTCATTACCAACTAGGAACATCAGCTTATTGCCCTCCTTAAAGCTGTTCTGTGGAAGTCCACCTAGCGGCATATGTTCGCTTGACATCCAGCCTCCCATGGAGGTATCATATGGACCCATCGCGGGACCATCCATTGGCATTCCGGCATCTTTCTGCATAAAGCCTTCTACAGATCTAGTACTCAGAAATCCAATAACAAGTGCCACAACAAAAAATCCGAGTGCGAGTGTTGTCTTAGACATATCTCTTGCCATTTCTTTACTACTCGGATTTTTATATACCAGCCGCTCTTAATGATGCCGATATAACCAAGACGATTGCAAGAATTTGGGGTTGGAATAGTGCTAAAATTACTGAAATAATTAACATCGCTGTTACGAATGCCTTAATGATTCCGACAAGCAAAGATACAAATCCTTCGATGAATGATATTGCTGTCACACCAAAGAATGTTGCAATGTAACCTTCTCCAACGATACGGTGCATCACATCTTGGATTTTGTTCAGGTAATATACGAACGCTCCTACTGGGGCAGATGCCTTTCCTAGAGTTGATGTTGCAAATGACAATATAAATTTACGGATGGTAGTAATCATTTTGCGGAATAAAGCCAGTGGGTTTGAGATGTCTTTTAACATGTCGGCAATAATAGAGAACTGACTCCCTAAGGCATCTGTCATCTGACCAACGACTGCAGCCCCGATCATATTCATGCAGTGACGGAAGTTACCACCAATACCAGTTTCTGGGTCTACAATACCTGCAAACAACATATACTGGGGGTTACATCTGTAAGTACTCCATTCTGCTTCAATTTTACTTAGATTTCCGTATGCATGCATACCAAATACAGTTGCTATGGCTGCCGCTGTTATCAGCCAGAATACTATCATGTTATTCTTAAGCAACCTATAAAACCCGGACAACTGTACCAATTGGACCATTCCAGGCTGATTCTGCAGCCTGTTCTCCTGCATAGAAGGCATAGATGAGTGATGCAAAAACTCCTACGATTCTACCTATGAGAGTACGAATCCGGATCATCAGATACTGCATGCTTGACATCAAATTCTGAATTTTACCAAAAACCATCTGGAACACCATCATAAATCCTCCACGCGTTTCTCCCATCATACCACGCATGTCAGACATAGCAGTACTAATAGACCCCAATGAGTCGCCAACTATGCTCATCTGGGAATTCATACCATCCATAGAAAGACCTGCAAAGTCGGAGAAGCTCTTGGTAATACAGTGTATGAAGTTAGTTCCGACATCCGTGCCCAAATCAACTACTGCCGGCATAATCATATAAGCGGGGTTACACCTCATTTCAGACCAATTGTCTTTGACGTATTTTGCCTGGTTTTCTCCAAAGTAAGATGCAGCCAAGAGTATTGCTGTAATTGTGAATGCAATGAACAGTATCATCTTCTTATTAATCAAAACGGAAACCTTTATTGTCTTGATACGTGTGATTGAAGATGAACTATCACGCCATGGAGTATTGTGAGCTAAAGCAAGAAGCAAAGGCTAAGCGAATCAAACTTTATTACACGATGCATAAGGCTTTGCTTATTCAGCTCCTTTCGATGGATAGGTTACCAGAAAAGTATATCGTCGAGAAGAAGCGTATCGGAGAGTTACGAACAGAAGCTCGAGCTCGAGGATTTCTATCAGTCTATAGGCTCAATAGGTCTGCTTTGGTCGAGCTACTTTACCCCCATTTGTATGGAAAGCCCTGGTCTGAGAATTATTACAAGCACCACAACGATACATATAAACATCACACCCCAAAGCACCATAACGCCTAGGAGATATGGGTATATATATTGAAAAATCTTGTCGAGAAGGGGTCGAATAACAGACTGTTCAAAAAACTGTTGGACATCGGGCGAGCCCAGGAATTCAAAAACTTGTTTTTTCATCGGTTTTTTGTCTTCGTTTGAACATAAAGAAAATGGTTAAGACATCGCAGACAGTCCAACTTGTAGGTGTTGCCCTCGTTGGAGCATTAGTACTTTATGCAATGAACTCATACAGTGCTCGGCAGAGTCTTACTGGCGAGGGTATGATGGATAAGCTTGGGGGGTCTCTTGGTTCACCTGGCCCCCTAGGAGAGATGGGTCCTTTTGGAGCTAGTAGGCACGATGGTACTGGTAACGCCCAGCCCACCGAGAGCCTTCAGTCTCGCCAGCCCACTGGGCAGTCTACTTATTCCGAGTCCACGCTAACTGCATCCGAGCTTCTACCAAAGGGAGAGATTGGTGCATCTTGGGCTGCAGTCAACCCTTCTGCAATGAATGATCTCAAGGGACAGAACTTTCTCCAAGCAGGTTACCACACCAATACTGCCCTTGCAGGTGTGTCCCAGACTAACAGGAATGCCTCTTGGGATGTCCGTTCTGAAGCCCCCAACCCCCAGGGAAGTGTTGGCCCTTTCCTGAACACAACTATTGAGACGAATCCATTCAAGCGTGGTCTAGACTGCCAGGGCCTTTCCGATTAAAAAAGCCTTGCCTACCCACAACCGTATCGTGACCGAATCGGCGGGTCTGGGGTAACAGGCTCATAAGTCTATTGGTTTAAAACCGTGTTCGAAACTTTTAAAGTCACCCAATAACTATTTTTCTGTAATTTTATAATCCGTTTTTCCAAAATGGAATTTAGAACTATAGAAATTTAACTCTTAACAAGATAAGATGTCGCGCTTTCTAGCTTGCAGCAACTCGTGCATTTGCATTCAGGACGGAGGAATTCTCTGCCATAGTTTTAGGTACGGCGAGTACGATACCCTGGAGGAGGCGATGACTCAGCTGAAGAAGGTCGTAAAGAATGCCTTCTCGTGGGGGGACAAAGAGACAATCATCTACTTTGTTAATGAGCTTGCTCCGCCCGGAATCTATCCGGTGGTTGCCAAGACCCACCCCCTTTCATAAGCTCATTAAGAGCCATTTTTTTATCATCTTTTTGTAATGATACCGGCTGTTGCAATTGGAGGAACAGCTATTGCCTTAGCTTATTCATACCTCGGTGGACCTAAAAACAACACCCTTGTAAAAGCGTCTGACGGACGGTCTTATAAGGTTCAAGATTTACCAGACAAGCAAGAAGCAGCTGAAAAAATGTGTAGACTCAGAGCTAATTTGAATAAAATTTGTGATCACTGTAAAGATCCTTCTTTAAAGATGGATGAGCCATATCAGCGTCTCGTTTCCAGATTTGATCCAGACTCTTTAGAGGAGAATGATTTGACTGCAGACAGTACATCGTATTCTGAAAATAAAGGTGAAAAAATTGTAGTATGTTTACGCGATAAGACAAGTCCTCCTTTCCCATTGATTGATGAAAACACCGTAATGTTTGTGCTTATTCATGAGATGGCACATCTGATGACAGCAAGCATAGGACATACTCCTGAGTTCTGGACTAATATGAGAAAGCTATTACACGACTGTATCCAGATTGGAGTATACAGACCTGTGAACTACTCAAAAAATCCTGTTAAGTATTGTGGTATGACTATTTCAGACACTCCACTATGATCCCCAACTCAGAGAAACCTTAACTATTTCATCGTTCTCTCTCTCGTATCCCACAAACAGTTCTGGAAATCTCTTTTTCACCCGCTTGAAAACCATGTCTGCAAGAACCATTGGTCCCTGAATTATAGTCTTAAACACGGTCTCTCCTCGCTCTGCTGCAATTGTAATCCCACGCGTTATCATTTCTGTTAAGCGTTCAGCTCTGTCCCTATAGGGAAACTCTTCTAGGGACAGAACCATGCTTCTGAGATCTTCATTTGTGGTCATTTTGTTACCTTAATAATTATACAAGGCGTTTAATCCGTTTTAAAATTACTGTAAATCTTTTAGCCTGTTTACAATAAGATGTTTAAGTCAGTAGTTGACTTTAATCGTAGTACTAGGAACGTATCCTTCTTTAAAGATGATACAATAAACGTAGTACGGCAACAAATTGCAAAGATAGTTGATATTCATCAGGATAGATTGTTTATTCTAATAGAAGTTAGATTAGATAAGGATTACTATTCTAGCGATTCTAGAAACTGGGAGACTCTCTTTAATCGCATATCAATGAATGGGATGCCTATTGAAAGAGAAGCTTTTCATGCATATTGTGATACTAGAGGCATTACAGTGCCTTATAAGAAACTAGATCGAGAGGAGTGGATGAACAAACCAGCCTTCTTACAACCACTATACGATCCAGGAACATCATTTGCAGAACTTCGTATTTTTGGTGTAGAAACAGACAAAGCATATGCTCTTCCCAATAAAACATTTGATACAACAACTGCCAATCGTATACCAACTGCACAATATCCTATTCCAGAAGAAGGAAAACTATTTGTAACTCTCTATCCTAAACTTAGCGAGAAGGATTCCAGATTTGTTGTCAAGGAGTTTGAGGAAGGTGCCGAAGGACCATACTTTCCTCTGGTAAGGTCTTCTACGCCTCAGCGTTTAACCGATTCACAGATTACTGCTTTAGATGCACAAACCAAACATCTCAAGGATCTTTTGGCATTAAACCCTCCTCATGAAAAGGAAGTACACTTGCTTCGAATTGGCTGGAGAGCAGAGTTTGTTGATACCGATTTTGGTAAAGCAACTAGAACCAGATTTGAACAAATATTTTATGGGTTGACCGTGTCCAAAGATACACCTTGTATTACTTTTTTTACTGGTCGGTCGGAGGTTTCACGTCATAAGTTCTACAAGAAAGATGCAAAGACTAAGCGTCCAGATATTGAACTACCTGTATGGAATTCCTGGTGGACAAAGTCAAAGCCATACCGAGACCGTCTTCCCACATTGATTTTGTATAGAGGTGACGACCGTGAGATATTTGACCGCATCACAATTACTGCAAATGATGTTATCATTGCAGCATATAGAGATTCGTCTAATAAGGAGTCTCAAAAAGACCTGAAAAAGAGCTTAATGAAATGGTTTATGTCTCTAGACGCTATTGTACCGTTTATAAAGGAGAATGATGTAACAGAAGAACGATTTATTGTCCAAGATATTAAGTTTGAAGCAGAGTATGAAATTCCCTTGAATACATATGATACACTACGTATGAACTGTCTGGCTGGTATTTTTGAAGTTTCTCGCAAGTCGGAACAAGTTTTCAAATTCTTACGTTCAGATGATGCAAATGACGGTATTAACCCCCGCGATGTCAGAATCATTAATCTTTTGCACGATGATCCATTCATAAAGCCTGCCGAGATTCAAGAAGAACTAAAGCTATCATTGGATGAAGCCACTATATTATTGAATGCAATCAAGCAACGAGTAGAACAAGAACCTGGATTACTGACTAGACAATTCAGAAGCTTTCCAGGGCTTATCGTGCACCAGAAAACAATTGAAATCACAGATGTTGATTCAATCGAACGGTTTCTTCAGTACGCCAACATTCTCCGGTATATTTTGAGTAATCCCAACAATGAAGATGTAAACAGAGTATGTCCCAAGCGTCAAGAGTCTGTACCAGTTACTGTATCAACAGTAAACACAGAAACTGTAGATACAGAGTTTTCAAATTTGTTTGATTATCTTGAAGGAGATGTATTGGAAGATAAAGCACCCGAAGTTCAGGTTGTTCAAAAAACTAATACTGGAAAGACATCAACTATTTATAACTATTTCAACAACCGTCTCCAAGAGTTTGATCCGGTAAAGTTTCCACAGAAGTCAGATTATGCATCTAAGGTTGATCAGAACCTTCAGCCGGTCATTTTATCATCTGCCGAAATCCAGGATATCATCGATGATGTTACAAAAGGAGAAGAGTTCGACCCTCGTAAATATCCCGATAACCAAAAGATAGAGTTAGAGAACCCCGATGGTATCATTTTATGTCCAGACTATTGGTGTATGTTTGATAAGATACCTCTGCATTTGTCCCAGCTAGAAGATATTGATGGTGTCAAAGTTTGCCCAGTATGCCATGGTAAGGTTCGTAAACCATCTGACTACAAAGCAGATACGCGAGAGTTCCCAGTCATACCAAGAACAAAAGGTAACATATATCCAGGATATAAGGACAATAATCCCAACTTACCAGTCTGTTTCAAATCTCCAAAAGAACGTAATCTGAAAAAAGATGACAAAGATGATAAGTATTATATCCTAAGTGAGAACAAGTCAACATCATATGGTAGATTTGCATATTTGCCGAGAGATCTTCTGAATTCTATTGATATAATTGAAGAATACAAGATTGCAATTGAAGCAGGAAACCGTATCCAAACTGGAATGTCTGGTTTCTTCCGAATTGGTCTCGGACGTCCTTCTGATGGTTTGCCAAACTTTTTAAATTTACAAACAAAAGTTGCATCCCCAAGACATTCAATACAGAATATATTGCGTTGTGCTTTTCTTGCTCTCTGGCCAGAGACATCCGAAACATATGCATCTGAGATTGAAAAGAAGTTAGACATGAAGCCCTTCTCAGAAGACGAAGTTGCAAAAAAGCATATGGCTAAAGTCATTTCAAGCATAGATGAAGCGTTTGTAAATAATAAACTAACCGTTGTTCAAGAACTCGAATATACTGCAATTGTGCTGAGTGTAGATTTATATAGAATCAATTTAGAAGACTTGACAATTGGGTGTACATTCTATGTTCCTCAGGTAAAGGTCAGAACTCGTGGCGTTATCATTTTACAAAGAGGAAATGACGTAGACTGTCTATGTCACGTAACCAGACAACAGAAAAAGTTTCTTTTCAGAGCAAATATATTTGACCCGCCATTCAAATGGGAGACCTATGAAGAATTAACTAAGAAACGTAACTTATCTTGTGTGACAAATATTCCAACAATTAAGGATGCATTCTTATTTACAAAGTCAATAGTTGATGAGTTTTCAATTGTGTTAGACCCATTTGGAAGAGGTCAGGCAATATATATACCAAACGAAATGCTTTTACCGTTTCAGAACATTGCCTTGGCACCACTTGAAAAACGACCAAGGATTTCAGGTTATTCAGAGGTTCGCGATCTTCCAACATATGATGATACTCGTACTTTATTGAAAAAAGCACAAGAATTGGCGCCTGGATACGAATGGGCCGAAGATATGTATGACGGGAAAGGTCATATTGTAGAAATCCTGACACGTAGTGGATTACGTATTCCGGTAAAGCCTAAGGAAGGAAAAGGAGATGCATCAGAAGTCACACAGACTATTATCCGTGAAACAGAATCTACCCTTGCTTTTGGAACAATCAATATGGTTGACATGCAAAAGTATAAAAAAATATCATATGAGTCAGAGTTGTATGAGTTTTTGTTGTATCAGCTGTCAATAGATATACATAACAAAATAAAACCAGATTTGGCGTCAGCTCTTTCGGAACAGCCTCCTAAGAGGTCAGAGCTTGAACCAGAACTAGAAGAATGGTTTGAGCAAACAACTCATTTTGTTTCTTTGGATACACCTATTGAGTTTCTGTCAAAGATCCGAAAGCCATGTGGTCAATTCAAAGCAAAAGAATGTCCAAATGCTCATATGTGTGCATGGGACGGCAAGACGTGTAGAATTCAAGTAAGAGATATAGTATCCAGGAAAAAGTTATTCAATAAGATACTTGGAACATTAATTGACAATTCTAAAATTCGTTCTATTGTTTTAGATGGAAGGACAACGCCATTTTTTAGCACTGTTCTTTACCTAGAATTGCCTACTGAAATTATATATACAGATACCGAACTCAAAGAAACAATTTACGTGTAATTAGGTTCTTATAAGTGGCGGAGGATAGGCACTAAACATGGATGTCCGAGTGGTTAAGGAGACAGCCTTAAGAGCTGTTGTGTAAAAACGCGTGGGTTCGAATCCCACTCCATGTACTTCAGAGTTGTTAAATGACACTTCTGAAGTTAAAAAATGCCTTTCGGCGTATTACATGTTTCGCCCCTGATTTCCTTTCTTCCTCAAGTTACCAAATAATGGTTCAAGGAAAAGTGGTCGAATTAAGTCGTCGGGTGTTTTAGGCCGTGGTCGCTTAAATGTCAGACGTTTAGGTGCATTGGTGCTAGCCGGTTGTGTTGGTCGTACGGGCGTCATGATGAATAATCAGGATATCTCTTCAAAATAAGAAATCCGTTTTCTAATTTTGTTAAAAATGCCTTTACGGCTATACTTTCAGCGAACACACCTTGGCCCAAGGTCTTCATTCTCGGGCTTTCCCAGCATATCATTCACCTGCTCTGGATAGAGAAACACGGTGATGATGCCATCTGCAAGGAACGGGTCACGAATAAGGAATGGTCTTTCGCTCCCTTCTATGAAAGCGTTACCAATGTCGTCAAAGTAGACGTTACATCCTGTGCCGTAGCGGTTGGTTTTCTTCATGGTGAACCAGATTTTTCTGCCACCTGGGTCTCCTAGATTAACACGCTTGCCTCTAAATCTTTTGATTGCAGCCTCAAGTCTTTCTACGTTGTCCATTTTTTACCATATATAACCTGGTTCAAATACTTTTCGTTTTCGTAAAAAATAGCCCGAAGGCTTATAATACATTACGTTAACTACTCTGTCTCTTTTTTATCGCCATGAATCAGCTGTATAGCTTCTAACATGCGTGCATTAAGCTCTGTAGCCATAGTTGCAAGCTCATTCAGCTCGCTATGGTTCAAGCCATGCAGAAACATACCCACAATCTTGCTTGCTAGGTGGTTGGGATCGAGCCCCACTGGGAATCGCTCTATGACCGCATTGTAGCACCGGTTGTCATCTGCCGTTAAGACAGCTAAGACCTGATTATACAGAGGCTGGCCGTGCTTGGCGGCCTTCTTCTTGGCCTTCTCTGCCATTGCAGCGGCACGCTTCCCCTCAATAAAGGCTGCATGTCCCCCGCCGCCTTTCTGGCCGCAGGTTCCTAGCGTGTGCGTTTGCTGTTTGTTGGCATCTATGCAGATCCGATTCGTGCAGTAAGGCACATGTGGGTGCAAACACCCCTCTTTGTTACAGCCTGACTCTAAGTTAAAGTACTTGCAGATGACCATGGTAAACGTTGTAAAATCAAGGGTTTTAGACATTTTAAATCCGTTTTTACTTCTTACGACGTGAGCTGCCAGTCATTTTTTCGAACCAACCCCTCTCGGAGCCAAATCCAACCAGACCCGCCATATCCTGCCCAAATCCTTTAAGCTGGCCAACTACGGTATGCTCTCTCTGGTAATGTTGATGACCAAAGAATAATACAAGTACTGCAGCACCGATTACACCGGTTGCCGTAAATTTACTTAGCAGACCACCAGATGTAACTAAACTAACAAAGGCAACAACGATAAGCACAACCAACAGTGTACCAATGAGAACATACGCCCATTTAGGAATCTTGTCGCTCATTTAATATTATTAAAATATTGATTTCCATTTGGATGCCAATATTTGAGAAACTCAATATTATTTATTTACCAGTTTATGCAGTGGGCTTGAGGAAGTGAACCTTGAGGTAGGTCTGGAGGTTCAAGTAAGTCACCTCATCCTTGTCAGTCACACGAAGAAGCTTGGCGAGCTTGGCATCAGGAAGGATGCGACGCTTGAAGGTAGGGTCAAAGCAGTTGTGGCTCTTCACATATCCGGAGATATACTTTGTCACATCCGTCTGGCTCTTCTGGCTCTTGGATGCCAGACCCATAAAACTGCAGAGCTCATCAGACAGAGGACGCACCTTCAGGAAGGCGTTGTTTGCACGACGAGCCTCCCAGGCAGCACGAGCCTCAGGGGAGAGCGTCGCGGGATCCACCTTACGACGACGCTTGGAGTCGCGTGCCTCGCGCTTGACGGCCTTCATAGCCTCCTGGAGGTCATGAGCAAGTGCACGAGATGCCTCAGCAGAGGCCTTTGCATGCAGGCGAACAGACTCAAGAGCAGCTGCCAGAATCGTCTCAGAGCTGCGAACCTCAGTAGGAGTGGTAGGCAGAGCTACAGGAGCAACTACAGGCACAACTACCTCGGCCTTGGCAGGTGCCTTCTTGCCCTTGGTGGCAGTTGGGGCGGCGACAACAGGAGTAACAGGAGCGGTCTCAGTCTTCTTAGGCATCTTGTTTGACTTACTCTGGGAAACAGAAGAGGACATTTCTAACGCGGTTGGTATACTCTATGATATCGTGACCTGTTTAAATCACAAATTATACCGGGCAGATAATAATTTGAAGCAGATATCGTGAGGTCTCTTACAATCTTTTAAAATCTTTAAAAGACACGCTCCTAGGTAACGACATACTTGCATGGTATCTGCTATTTCCATTGTTTGACGTCTCCAACACGCTTGTATCCAAATATAATAGATATTTCTACGAGAATGAATGCCATTATGTTCCTTTGCCCAAACCAGAATTAAATCCCTCAACAATGCAGTAAATTCCCAGAGTTGAGTTCGATTCAACGCAGTAAAGAATAATGGATTTATATCTATGAATAAGTTCTCCTCTAGTATCTGGCTAATCATTGTCCAATGCATGGTAAATAGCTTGTTTCGATCTGTGAGATACAATGGGTCATGAAAGAGAGGCAACCGTCTAAGCTCTCGATAATATATACATTCCTTTAGTCGCTTTCTGGTATCTAAGGAAAGTTCTTGACGAGTGTACGGATTTGTAGGTTTTAGTTGGTTAATAGATAGTTGAAATATAGATTTTATGTCAAACCAAAAAACTTTACCATCTTCATGAAATGCAAAATAATTAGAAGGATGAACTTTATCTTCTGCTGTAATCACATCATCTTCGTTATGGCATAGTGACCTTTTTAACACACCTGGGCCAGAAAGGTCATGGAGATACCTGACGATCCAACCACGCCATACTTTTTGAATCTTAACTGCACTATCTCCGGCAGAGTTAACAACCGACCAAAGCCTTGGAGTTTTTGATTTTACATGTTTTCCACAAAATTGAAGATTCTTTAAAGCAGGTGATCCACACCTCTCTGTCGAATTCTTATTCTTACATGAATTGCATAGCATTTTGTTATCTACTTAGGTTTATTTGATGAAAACGGATTTACATGTTGATAACCAATGACTAATAACAACCAGTAACCATGTCCACTAATGCAATTGTGAATGCAAGCAACGCTAATATCGCTCAGGTGTCTTTCACCGAGGCAAAGCGCAACAAGCAAGGAGGTCTAGGCGTATCGTTTAAGTATGATGGCCAGAACTTCGCGCTACGCCTTCCTCGAATGGCATTCCCCGGCGGCCTCCTTCAACGGGAGGGCGAGAAGAGTGGAATCGTATCGTATTCACTCATCGGCTCTCTCAAGGGCTGTGATCCATATGCAAAGGCACGGTCTACTGGCGATGACGAGATGTCCAAGCTATATAACTTCCTCCTGGATCTCCAGGAGAAGCTAATTCAAGCGGCGACAGAGAACAGTTCTAAGTGGTTCGGCAAGAAGCGTGGCGAGGAGTCAATCCGCGACAGCTTCAACGAGCGAAGCATTCTGAGTGTGTCATCTGACAAGAACGGTGACGAGTATACTCCTAACGGAAAGTACCCGCCTTCCTTCAGGCTCAAGATTCCCGTCTACGACGGCCGCATTGCAATGGACGTGGTTGACGCGTCTACAAAGCCCGTATTCCTTACTATTGATTCGCTTCGTTCCGTCTTCCCAAAAGGCGTGGCAGCAAACCTAATTGTGAGTGGATCGATCTACATCATTGGCCAGTCATTTGGTGTCACTTGGCGTGTATCCATGGCACAGGTATTCCCTCAGACTCGTCTGACGGCTGCCAGTGCATTTGAGGCAGTTCTCGATGAAGAGAGTGCCGAGAACGAGGAAACGGCTGAGACCGTGAATGCTACTCCCGAACAGGAGTCTCAGACAGTAGAGGTTCCAGTAGTGGAGTGTCCTGTTGAGGCACCTGCTCCAGGGCGGAAGCGTCGCGTGGCAGCCCCAGTCTAGACCATATCTTTGAGTCTACTGGAGGCTGATACATAATAAATGAATCATCTATAAAAAGAGGATCGGTGATATTCACCACCTTTTTCACTGCTGAACACATCGGTGAAAAAGATTTTCCACAACTGCATTCATACACTTCAGGTAATCCGTGAGTGATATACTTGGGCGTAATGATTCTGTGTGATCCTTTAAGCAAGATATCCGAATCAATAACATCTTGATAAGCCTCTGGAGTTAAGAGAGTAAAAATAGATTCCCCTGCTTTCCAATCCTCTTGAAGCAGAGTACCAAATGGTGAATCACGGAACCAGAGAGTTTTAAATCTAGAATGGTCTTCAGATTCATGCTCTGCCAGTCCGATTCGATTCAGGTCATCATCATACAACCAATATACATCCAGTCCATCAGTTTTATATGAACCATCCAGGGCTCCTCTAAAAACAGTTCGGTCAGAGTATGCCCATTCTGCAGCATCATGGTCTTCATCATGTTCAGCTATGTCAGGAGATATATCAGTGTAAAGCAGAGATGGTCTCAATATAGAAAACATCTTTGGTTTATTTCTGGATTTGATTACCGTCTGTGCTTACGCGTCTTACGGCGTGACTTCTTGCTCTTACGTGTTTTGCGTCTGCGTCCACCAAAGCCCGGGTCAGATGAGGTAGTAGCATTCAAATCATCTTCGGAAATGGTAGGGGTCATATCTTTTTCTATGTCCGCCTTTACTTCGGGTATTGCTGATTTTAAATACCCCTTAAATTTATCTCTCATAGCTGCGGGTATAATGGTAATGTCTGAGAATAGTGTTTCATATTGTGTTCCACTAGCAACAGCAGCTGTGAAACGTCTCATAGGGTTTGATGTCTCCTTGGTTCTTAGCTTCCTTGCTAGTTCTTCCCCATGGTTCTCCATAAGTAAAGCTTCATATGCAGTTTGTGTACTTCCCATTTGTCTTATTCAAATGAAACTTTAACAGTCACGTCATGGCGGGAGAGGGAGTTTGTTGCAGAGTTGGATAGCTCGTGCCGCTTTCTACGCGTATCCTTGTCGGTTGTATCCTTGAGTTCCTGGAGACGGGATTCCATATCTGCATGAACAGCCTCACGATGAAGTTCTAGATACTTAATAATTTCGTCTGAGAGAACCCACTCGAAAAAGTTTAGCTGGCCCACTGTTGTGTCCAGACCCTTGAACTTGATTCGCTTGCAACGGCAGAACGGGTCGAACATCTTCTTGCTGTATGCCTTCAGGTGACTTTTGTAAGAGAGGTAAACTATCACGTATGTCTGTTTGCTTGTCATGAACGCTATGTTGAACTTCTTCGCGTAGTTCGTTACGAACCAGTCTATGATCCTTAAAGAAAGGTCTGAGGTTCCATTTAGAATTTCTGCAACTTTCTCCAGGTTCCCTGGAACTGAGTAAAACTTCTCTAGACGATGAAGAACCCATTGTTCTTGACTTTGAATTTGTTCCATTTTCACTACTACTAAAATACTATGAAAACGGAATCTCTAAAAGAGATGAAAAAGAAAATAGAAAATGGATAACACGTGCCTGCCTAGAATCAGTTCGTTTCAAGAAAGAATGGAGGAAACTTCAGAAACCTCGATAATACTGCTGAATCCAGATGGGATACCAATAGTGAGTCTAGAGGAAAGGAGCGGCAAGTGGTACTATGTAGTACACGACTGGGCATGTGGAGCGGTTTCGCCCGATGAATCGGCGGCCGCCATTGCACTCTGCAAGGCTGTAAAGCAAGTAGAGGCTGGAACAATGTCCGTAGAGCAGTTTATGGATACATTCTACCCAGAGGACGAGCACTTCTACACACGCACACTCTTCTTTGGCAAAAAGGTCATACAGAAGAGAGAAGACGGCACGCTTGAGATGAACATCCAATTTGATTAATACGCCTTAGGGCAATTTTTAAAATGGATTTAACCAATCGTAACCCATTAATAGGTAACACTATGGAAGAAAGAATAAAGTTTCTAATTGAAAAATGGGGAATCGATGACCAACGTACCCAGGCTTGGTTTACCAAGCGAGGTGAAATGTTAACGGCATCAGAAATCTGGAAATCGTTTGGTGATGCAACTGCAGCTGCCCGTCGTGAACTAATTCTTTCAAAACTGACACCGCCTAAAAAGCAAGATGGGTCTGGTGTTGGTGCACTGATTTGGGGAACACGGTTTGAGCCTATAGCAAAAGAAATCTATTGCTTTACAGAGAAGGTCACCTTGGTTGATCTGTCTTGTGTTCAACATCCAGAACATGCTTTTCTGGGAGCTTCACCAGATGGATTGATTTTGACTACCGATGAACGTAATGGAAGATTGATTGAACTGAAGTGCCCTATTTCACGTCAATTCAATGATGATACACCGATACCAGATGCATACTATCATCAGATGCAGCTTCAGATGGAATGTACTGGGCTTGTAGAGTGTGACTATGTTGAGATGCAGTTCAAGACGATGAACTATTCAGAGTGGTCAGTTAGCGATGTAGCATTTAAGTCTTGCTTTGCAGTTGATAGCGAAGGCAATGTTAAGTATCGACATATCACCGATCCTCGTACGGTTCATGAATGGCAGGTCGACATTCTTGAAAATCCTATGGAGTGGCAGATTCTCTATTGGGTTCTTGTTCAGAAACGTCAGAAACTAACACTAAAAGACCCAGATTGGATGCCAACTCATTTTCCAGAAATGAAAGCAACATGGGATGAGATTGTTCTGCATCGTGATGCCGGTACAGTTCCCGCTGTAAGAGAGAAACCGATTTTAGTGCTATAGCATTATCTTAACAAAATGAAGGTCGGCTTGTGTATGATTGTAAAAAATGAGAATCATATCGTCCACGAAGTTCTAGAGTCGACACTTCCCCTAATTGATACATTCTGTATTCTGGATACTGGGTCTACAGATAACACTATCCAGATAATCAATGATTTTTATGCAAAGACGAATATCACTGGTGAAGTTATTCAAAGTGACTGGAAGGGATTTGGCGAATCTCGTTCTGAAGCTTTAAAACTATGTGATGGCAAGATGGATTACATTATAATGATTGATGCCGATGATCTGTTTGTATTTCCACCTGGATGTAAAGAGTTTTTACATCGAATTCTTGATGAGCATAAGCCAAATGCAGCTATCGTTCAGATTAAGCGTGGAACACTAGATTATTCCAGAACTCAAATCTTCAAGGCGTGTGATAACTGGCGTTATGTTGGTGTGCTACATGAGTATCCTACGAATGATAACCCAAACAATAAGATACTTCGGCTTCCTGCTGAAATGTATATGGTCGGAAGAACACTCGGTAATCGTTCTCTACAGGATGGAAACAAGTATCTCAAAGATGCAGAGACGCTTCTAGCAGAGTTAGAAAAGGATCCTGAAAATGAACGGTATGTCTTTTATCTGGCACAGTCGTATCGTGATGGTGGAAATATTCCAGAAGCCGTCAAATGGTTTAAGAAACGTGTAGAGATGGGCAAATGGAAGGAAGAGCAGTGTGTTTCTGCTATGAACCTGGCACGTCTCCTTCAAGATAAGGATTGGGCTTGGAGAGCACATGAGTTGAATCCCAGCCGCAATGAGTCTCTTGTCTGGTATGCATCATACTGTCGTGCCAAAAATCTGTTTACACACGACCTTTTGGCAATGATTATGTATGCAACTACCATCCCAAAGCCTACTGAACAAGTTCTTTTTATAGAGAATGATATCTACGATTGGCGTATGTGGGATGAACTATTAGTGATTGCATATCATGTTGGACGCAAAGACGTTGCTAAGATGGCAGGAGGACGACTTCTATCAGAGAATAAGTTCCCTCCCGAACAGCGTGCTCGTATTGAAATGAATATCAAGGCTTCTTTAAGTTAAGGAATATAAGAGTCCCACATATTAACGCGGAAAGGTGAAATCATACCTTGAATTGGAGGTGCATCAAAATGTCCGTTAGGTCTTACTGCATTTGTTCTTTGACTGTATGAGGAAACGGCGGTTTCTTGTGTTCTCTGTACATTTCGCTGGTCAAGAAACTCGGGAACAAAGTCCTCTCTTGACATAACACCATATACAATCACTGCAGAAAATACTAGGGCTAACCATACTGGGAGATTGTGTTGCCAACTCATTTATATGATTAAAACGGAAAGAGTTTTCATCTATATCAACAAGAAACAAGAATGGAAGAACGTGCAATCGAGGTTATTAAAAAAATGCTTTCTTTCAGGAGCATTAAGGTTGAAAATGTAGACTCTCTCGGTTCTCCCATTGATGAAACACGCATGTTTAACATTGGCGGAGTACTAATCATATTTTCTGAGAAGGGACGTATCACTGAGAACATTCTACAAACATATATGACATTTGCTGAAGAGAACAGCTATACACATGGGACAATTGTGGTGTCTCTTGTCGAGCCTTCTGAAAATGTTCTTGCCTTTGTTCGAGATCACAATAACGATACTAAAAAGCCTATTTTCCAGGTGTTCGAGATTCGTCGCCTTCAGTTCGATATCACTACCCATCGTCGATTCCCTCCTCATCGAATCATCAACAAAGATGAATTGGCAGCATTAGAGAAGAAGTTTAATGTTACCAATCCCAAGAAGCAGCTTCCTTGGATTGACTCAGAAGATCCTGGTGCTAAGTGGATTGGTGCTCGCTCAGGAGATGTTGTTGAAATTCAACGATTCTCGGAGTCAGCGGGGGATAGTACATATTACAGGTATTGTGCCGGCAATGTTCTTCAAACCTAAACATAAATGGAAGGAACATTCGACTCTGCAAAGAACCAATATAAATCTAACTATGTTCAGTACTTTTTAACTAAAGAGGCAAAGTATAAGTCTGCATACGAATTGGCTCAGAAGACTATGGATTCAATTCTGGAAAATGCTCCTCCCGACCAAGAACCAGAGAAGTTGAAGCCTATACAGGAGAGATCCTATAAAATCTTTCATCAGGAAAGCTCTGCTGCAACAAGTCTCCCGAGTCAGTCATGGAAGTATTGGACATTAGGCTCTCTGTTGCTTGTGACAGCTGGCTTAGGGATGTTTTGAAAATAAGTATCAAAATGACAACTATAGCTCCAAGAAATACCCCAAGCCAGATATTGAACTGGGAATGAAGGTCATTTAGTTGAATCTTTTCCTTGTTTAGAATGTTCTGTAATGCAACCGTCTTGTCTGATGCCGTTTGAATATCCTTAAATTCTTTTTGATACCGTATGATATCTGCAGTTAATTCTGATATCAGAGCAGGGTCAAATTTACCGTTGGAACTTTGTATAAATTCTCTAACATGTTGGGCGAGGCCAGAGTTGGTGCTCAGAATTTGTTTTACTAGCTCTGCTTGTTTCCCTGGATCAGTTTCATATACCGCCTGCATCAAAAGCTGAGAGTAAACGCTTCTCAGTTCGGAATATTCTTTCCTGAATTTCTTTAATTCATCTGCTCGTTCTTTTTGATATTGACTGATGTCCATTACTTTTTATAATGGTATAATAAATGTCTAATGTTGATTCATCTGGAGGTATTGGAGGACGTGTAGGCCGGTCAATGGACTATTCACAGTTATTGGAGATTCGTCGTAAGTATGTTGGAGTGAACCATATGACACTAAATAACGCTAGCAACACTAATACTATCAAGCCCTTTTTTAACCAGGATAAGAAGTTGCGTGAACCGAGTACCAATGGAGCTGTTGATTATTACTTCACTCGTGGGCTGTATCCTCTTTTTCAACGGGTTGGAACATCAAAGTAAAAGCAGACTATAGAATAATATGGACTACGACAGCCTAACTGATCAAGTAAACACAGCTGTATCTTCCGGCATTTCTGCAGGAACAAACTGGAATGCAGTACCAGGAGGTCTAGACAAGGTGTCTGCCTCTGCAAAGGGATTTGCATGGGGCATGGGTTCGGGTAAAATTTGGATATGCCAATTACCATGTCAAGGAAACTGGATACAAGTTGCTCCCCCAAGTCAATCAAGTCTTCGCGATATCATAACAGATGATACTCATGTGTATGTTCTTTTACAGAGTCAGCTTGCAATCAAGTCATCTGATAACACAGATGAATGGATCACTGTAAACTTACCCGATAGTCTTGAAAAAATTATTAGTACAGCTTCATACATTTGGGGGCAAGCTGGTCAGAAGAAGTATAAGCTCCCTAAACCTGGCATGACAGGAAACTGGATTCCTGTTGATGATAAATTGAATGTCAAGATTACTTCTGCTAGTTCTGGTCATTTGTATGGTGTTGATGCAAATGGTAAGGCAATGGTTACTGATGAGGCAATGCAGTCGGCTTGGGCTGTCATTCCCGAATTTGGTGGAAAGTATACGGCTATTTACGGAGAAGCCGACCAGACTGCATTGTTTGGAATTGATGATTCTAACAGCTTGAAACGGTGTCTGAATGGAAAGTGTCGTGGAGTAGATACACAAGGTTATACGCCTCAGAATATTACTATTGAACCAACTACGAAGCAGATGTGGATGACTACAACGGCACCTGGCAAATCTGGAAATATTTTCAATCAGCCATTGTCCAACGACTATACTGACATTTTAAAAACTGTTCAGCCAATTGATGTAAAGCGTGACCAGGTTGTTGATAAGGCAGAGATACAATTTGATCAGTCTACGTATTCCGGAATTATGTCAAAACAGTTTGGGATGCTCAAGAAGATGCTGGCAGAACTATTCAGTATTAAGCCTGCAGCTTCACACGAAAAAGACCAAAAAAGAATCCAAAAGAAAATTGATAATACCGAATATGAACTACGAGTCTTGAAAGACGTAATTCCAATAGTTCAAAAAATGTTAATCGTTCTTGCAATGACAGTTTGCGTGTATGCCGGATCCGACTATTTGGGCTCAGCTACACATTTATTGGCCTTGGCAGTTTTGGTTGGTGGGATAGTATTCTTTGCTACAAATAAGTAATGGCAGCTTGCGATATTCAGTGCCACCGAGACAAACAATTAAAACAGCTTAGTTCTGCTATGGTGACTGCAATTCAGAACAAAGAGAAAGACCCCGAAGCATACGAGAGAGCTCGTACAGCGTATTATACAGTGAAAGAAGGTCAAGGTTGGCTTTCTAAAGATAATGAAGAGAAAGCTAACAAAGAGGTTCAGCCAATTCTGGATTCGTATCAATCTAAATTTGACAAGATGAAGCAGGATATTATCTATCAGTCTGTAGTTGCTCAGGCAAAGCAAGATGCCATGAGTTCTCAAGTAGGTGACGAAGATGAGGTCAGGTTTATTCATTCCCAGATTGAGAAAGAGCGTGAAGAAGCAAGTGTCTATCAGAGAACCAAAGAGCTTCAAGGACTTCCAGTAGATATCTATTCTTGGCTTCCACCGTTTCTGGATTTGTTGCTAGGGTTAAGTGTATTGTATCTTGTCTATCAAGTATTTGTAGAAGGAAAGCTTACTGCCGTGATGAATTATTTTTCGCAATCTCCTGGTTAAGATAATAATGGATTGGTTCACAATACTCCAATTAACACTTCTGATGATTGCCATGTATGCAGTATCAATTTGGTCATCGGGGAGAGAAGGATTTGAATCAGGAGAATCGATAACTCTAGAAGACCCTGAAAAGTATTATGATAAGGTGTATGCATCTATCTACAAAGCATTATGGCACTCACATCAGAAATTAGAGTACGAACAGGTATCCATACAGGATTTAACTTTGGCCGACAAAGCAAAAGCAGATATAAAAATTCTGGATTTGTGTTGTGGTGTTGCACCACATGGATGTTGGTTCGTAAATATGGGAGTTGATTATGTTGGAATTGATAACTCTGTCCCCATGCTTGATGAAGCAAGGCGAGAATGTCCCTCGGCAAAGTTTCAGAAAGGAGATGTTACACAAGCTGGATTATTTCCTCCAAAGTCGTATAGTCATACACTACTTTTGGGTTTCTCTGCCTATATGTTTCCAAATGTAAAGATAATATCCGATAATGCATATCTGTGGACACAACCTGGTGGATACTTTATTGTTCATTTAGTAGAGCCAGACAAATATGATCCTATGCTTGATTTGGCGTCTCCATTTGCCGCCTTCTCACTGCAAAAATATTCATATGACCGTCAAGTCAAATCTGAGATATTCTTCGATGACTTTAAATACACCGGCACCCTCCAGAAAAAGAAGAATGAAGAAGATACGGTATTTAGCGAAGTTCTTACATACTACAATCCCGAGACGAGTCCCGGTAAGGTCAAGTATCGTGAACAAAAGCAGAGATGGTATATGCCTGATTTAGAAACTATGATTGAGACAATTAAAAGTTCAGGATTCCGGATGCAAGAGAAAGTTCATCTTATATCTGCAGGACAAGAATACCAGTATCTTGTTTATTTTACGAAATAAGAATAATGGGAACCAGAAGGATCAAGAGAAGGGGGAAAGGACGTACTCAGTTAGACCCAAACGTACACCCACAAAATCCTCCAGCTGTTCGTGTGAACCGAGATCTTGCTGCAGAAGCACTTCGGGAACAAAAACTAAAGCAAAAAATATGATGAGGAAAGTGAAGAATCTGATTCTGACGAAGAACCAGAAGATGCTCCTCCTCGGGAACTTACAGCAGTGGAAAAACTTGCTGCTCGCAAAACAAATGTAAGTAGCACAACTACTAACAACACAGTTCCATATATTTGGTATGGCCGCCCAGTTCCAACGGGAGGTATGCGTTCTCGTAGGCGTAGAACACATCGTCGGAGAAGATAAATGGGTGCATGTATATCTAAACCTGTAGAACCTGCAATTGTAAAGCAAGAAGTTAGACCTTTTACACCAACTGATTTTGCTGCAGATAAAGCAGATGCGTATGCAAACTGGGGAAAGAATCCAAGCGATTACATATATAGGTAATGGATATCTTTGATTCGCGAACAGTTATGGATTTTCAAAAGTTTACATTCTCAGGTCATCTAAGAACCCATGTCTACAAGGTCTTAGATGAAAATATTAAGTTAGGTCACGCTGATTATACATGTTATTGGATTCTGGAATTGATGTGTTCCGGATTAGTACACTCTTGCTGGAATACTTTATTTTTGAGTGCAGCTATTCATATCAATCGCGGAGCACCCAATGTGTTTCTGTATTTAGTTCGTATGTATGAACGTTTTGCTCCTTATGAAAATCATTACACCCTACAGACTATGACAGATATCCGAAATAATCGAGATGCCAGATTATTATTTTGTGAAGTTGGAGCGTCTGTTGCTTTGTGTCGTAAATCTAAGTTGCCAAGTCTTCCCAGAATTAAGCCAGAGCACGACTTCCAACCTCTCGTCATCCAAGAAAACTTAAAAGCTCCATCCAGTATGTATGCACGGTCTTTGATGAAACAAGAAGACCCCATGGAATTGTATATTCCAGTAAATGAGTTTATGTTTTGCTTGAGACCAGAAACACGCGATTCTATTCGGTCACTGTATTGGGCTTCCTGGATTCTCAGTTATGCATCCAAATATAAAGCAGACAACAAAACATATTTGGTATGTTCTTATAGGTCGAACGAGTATGTAGAAGATAAGTATCTCAGATCTCCTGTTTGGATATTGTGGTCAGTTATCCACGAAACTGCCCGATCATCCCCCCAATCTGGAACCATAACTCCATACATAGAAGCACTTTATAAAATGTACTGTCTCCGCTGGGCTCAAGGAGACTTAAAGAAGCGTTTACCATTTTTGATAACAGCTGTTTTATTCATTTGCGAATCTACAACGATTGATATCCATTATGCAGTTCCACATAACATACAGACAGTACAAGATATTGTAATAAATATACCTCAGTGGATCGGGGCAATCATACATACCCAAAAAACATTCGCGTAAATTAAGTAATATGACTATTAATTCAGATAGATATTTTCAATTAATGGGGTGGTCAATTGTAGTATTCTTCGTGTGGGTAGGAAGTATGAGTATGATAACAATTGATTTTGACTCGATTGGTGTTGTTATGTTGGTTACAGCAATGATACTTGCAATTATTACGGCATTCTTTTTACTTTATATTATTGAGTTAATTGATCCACACGAGGACGATGATTTTGCTGACAAATTTGATAAAATAAAGGAAGTCCTTACATTAAAAAATATCCTAGTAGCAGGATTAGTTTTTGCATTTAGTAAAGTATATTGGTTTATTAGCTCTCATATTAACTTTCAAACTAAAAAACATATTGGATATGAGTTTCTAGGAGGAAAACGGAAAGGGTCTATCCATCATAAGAAACACTAAAACAATGAAGCTCTTAATTTTCGATACGGAAACTACTGGTCTTCCTAAGAGTCGTGAGCCAGCTATAAAGGCATCAAATAACTGGCCACATTTGGTATCCATTGCCTGGACTGTGATTGATACGTCTGATAATTTCAAGACAATTAGTTCAGAGTCACACATCGTAAAGCCCGAATGGAACATCCCTGCCGATTCTACAGCTATCCATGGAATTACTCAAGCAAAGGCCGAAGCAGAGGGAGTTCCCCTATCAACTGTCATTCAGAAGTTCTTTGCAGTGGAGCACGATATGATGTTAGCACATAACATGAACTTTGACTATAATGTCCTGGTGAATGCAATTATGTGGGACTTGAAGCTTGGTACGATTCCAGATTTCAAGCCTAAGTTCTGTAGTATGGAGGCAATGAAGAATGTTATGCAAATTCCTTATGCAAATGGCCGTGGGTTTAAGCCACCAAAGCTAACTGAATTGTATACATACGTTGTAAAGAAGCCGTTTGACTCTGGACTGACTCATAGTGCACAGTATGATACAGAGCTCCTTGTAGACATTATTAAGAACTCCAACGAGCTTCAGATAATGATGGGTTTAATCACACGACCAGACAATAACCCAAATGCTAGTAAAAAGGCAAGAACCCTCATCATCTAGACCTATTGACGATTACAAGACAGAATTGTTTTGGTGCTCAGATGGTTGGGTCTACGACACATTTACAAAAACACGCAGACGCTATAAAACAGATGGCAACCTTTTTAATATCGAAGAAGAACCAACTACAAGAACATCATTTAGCGATGTTCAGTATCACGAAATAGTATTTGTTACAGTATACCAGACAAATCCAAGAATTTGGGAGGAAGAAGGCGATGGTTGGTGTGATTCTTTTTGCGTCGTCGCTGAGTGATTAGAAACCGAACAATTAAATAAATGCTTGCTCTAGACGTATTTCAAACTGCACTTGCAACAATCTGTATTATGGTTATTATCCAAGTGACTATCTTTTTTGTTGCACGGATAATGACTCCTCCTCAGCCACGGATAATCTATCGCGAAGTCATGGTACCACAAGCCCCTCAGCAGTCTCAACAGGTAACTTTCACAGAACCCCCAGTAGGAGAAGTAAAGTTGCCTGAGTATGAACCTCGTCAACAGGCTTCAGACTCTCTACGCGTGGACCCCGAGCTCCCGCCTGGTATCACGGAAACCCGCCCCCCGGGAACCTAATTTTACTGTTCCTCAAACGACTGGTATTATGGGCTGGATAGTGTTAACATATGAAAACAATGTCCCCGTGTGTTCGTGGATCACGGCACGTGAATCTTGTGTAATCAGCGTATGTCTCGATGAACGTCTTTTTGGCGATACCATATTTCGGGCAGAGAAGGTAAACAACAAATATGTTATTTCTGATGTGTTTATCTATAATTCTAGCTGTATCTTTAACTGTTCAACGTTCAAGCAGCGATACGACTGGACAAAGGAACTCCTCACGAGATTTTATAGACGAGGACTAGCAGAGTTTATTCACAAATCAGACTTACCCGAGAATACAAAACTGAGAGGCCACGAAGTCTACGATTTCAAAGAAGGGTCTCACGGTTGCTTTGTAGAAGTTGATAATACAGAAACAATAATCAGCACTGAAATTCCAGATGTTTATAACCTAAAAGGAAAAGAAGGGTATCTTCTTGTTCCTGATTTAAAAACATCTGAATTTTTGCGTTCAAAGGGTACAGAGTTCAAATTGAAATGTATTCCGAAAAATGGCAACTGGGAAGTTATTTTGCCGAACTAAAGTAAATATGCCTCGTCGTCATACTAAGAAACGAGGAACTCGCAGACACAAGAAGCAGCGTGGTGGGTTTTACTCATTTCAAGGAGGTCTTGCTCCAGGTGCAGCTTCGTGGGGCAGAGGCTCAGAGATGGGTCAGTTTGCCGTAGATAAGGGTGGTAACATTGGTAACTTGAATCCTCAAAATGTGATTCAGCACGGGCGTGGTCGTAAGCGGAAGTCTCGCGGACGCAAGACTCGTCGTCGCATGAAGGGCGGTAGTAAGTACGGGGCTGTAGCCGGGTCCTTTGACGGTTCAGGGTATCGTGGTATGGCTAATTTTGTCGGTACTAACACCAAGTATCCTCCTTTTGGCGGAGCGGCTCAAGGAGCATTCAATGATGGAGCAGCAGCATCAATGAGGGCTGGTAATTCATTTGATATTCTTCCTTAGTAGTAAAGATGACTGACATGTTAATAGCGGGAATTCTAGCGGCTGCTGCCTTTGCCTATTTATATTCTAGAAGTTACCAGTATGCATTCGTATGGACAGTTGTAGGTTACCTACTGGCATATAACTCTGTGTTTAAGACTTCACGTGTTCTTTCTGTGATTGCAGGTGTAGTACTGACTTTTATTGTTATAATGCATCCTCATCGTCTGCTGTTTGAGGGATTTGAGAATGAAGAAAAGAGTGGTGAGCCAGAAGCTACAGGAAAGGCTTCTCATGTAGACCTGGGTACAACTATTTTACATGCATATCGTAATTTATCTCCTGAACAGATTGGAGGTATGAAGCGCGATACAAAAGAACTAATGGAGCTTCAAAAGGAACTTATGGGAACTCTAGCAGAGATGAAACCGGCTATTGAACAGGGTGCTCAACTTTTGGGGACGTTTTCTCAGTTTTTTGGGAAGGACGGTGGCCCACCGTCTTAGAGTAGCGAATCCTCTCCATGCCATCTGCATAGACAAATACATGTAGTTCAGGAATATTAGAAGATATCCAAGGACCTCCTAGAGATCGCACAGTTATTTTCCACGATTCTACTTTGGTTTCTAATTCCTGTAATCTCATCCAGTCAATCCATAACTGGTAGGTCTTAACAAGTGTAAGAATATACATTGCTGAAAAGTCCAGCATACAGAGTCGAATGATAATGTATACTGGGTAAAACACCATATCAAACCATAAATATAACGTATCCATAAGGTCTTGGCAGTGGAACTTATCCTTTAATCCAACGTATTCTTCAGATAAAGCAAAATAACCATCATCGCGTATCTTTATCTTCCTGGCTTTCTTTCGTAGGTCTTTCCACTCCGGGAGCATCTATTGTTATTCCGGCGTCAGGAAAATCTACTTCTTTAAACGTCACAGAATCAAGATATCTCCAGTTGTGATATAGCGGATATCTTGCATTAAGAAGGGAGGGAGTGATTGTATTGCCCGGTACAAGATAACCATCAAAATAAATAGTCATATCTGTAGTACCACTCAGGGTATCTGCTCCAACCCAAAGCCAAGGAGAATCAACCTTTATACCTAAAATAAAGTCTGTCTCGCGAGGATCCAATTGTCTTGCTTCATCTTCGCTATTCCAAATCTTATACTTAACAACAGTCCTATCTAGTGAGATAGATTCAATAACAGTAATATTTTTGTCAACACGCTGATACACAACAGCTTCTTTTGTGTACCACAACGAAAGAATCCACCTTACTATAGAATGCCCTGCTCTACAACAACCAAACATTTATAATAGTATTGTAATCTAGATTTAAATCCGATCAGATGATACTGGGGCCTCTCCACCTTTTAGCTGAGTTACATAAACATCGCGATTTTTCTTATTGTCTGCCGTGAGAGGAGTAAATTTCTCAACAATATACTTTGACATAGTTTGATCAAGCTGGAGTCCCATTGCAATAGACGAGGCAAGAGCAGTAATCACGAAAGGAGTGGCAATCACAACCCAAGAGATTATACCAAGATCAACACGGCAGAAGGCATCTAATAGGAATACAAGACCAACACCTGTTGCAGCCTTGATGCCGGCAGTTAAATACAGACCGAGTGATAAGTCTAGACCAATATGCACGAGGACGTAAAGCATGTATAGGAAGGCAGGAGGGCAGAGTGATTCAATGAAACGCATATTAACGTTGTTTACATTTAACAGGTAAAAAATGGCAGACAACATTGAGAAAGTAATGAACCTTGGATGTTGTGATAGGGACGAGGCTATCGACCTCTTGAACAAATCTGGAAATGATGTCATGGAAGCAGTATCTCTCAAGATGAATATCCCTCCTGGGAGAGATGCTCCTAAGCCTCGAGATCTCAGTATGATTCAACAATTTTTTAAGGAGACACGTGAAGAGATGACCAGATTAACGGAATCAATTTCCAAAGGATTTATTTCAGATCAATCCGCACCTTTGGAACAAGCCGAGATGCAAAGCCTCCCCGAAGAAATGGCTCGACAAAGTAATTGTCCTGAACAATATCGTCCTTTTTCTCCTGTATCAGAGGTTCAAATACCGGAAATTGTTTGTCAGTCACCGTCTGTATGCTTTTCCGGTTTGCTGTCGAGTGACCAAAGATTACCTTGTTTTGTTCAGGAATTCCGTCGATCGTGCCCATCCCCAGAAACGGAGTCGTCGGAAAAGGCCGCTGAAACAACTGCTTCGGGCCCTTGAAGCGAGCAGTAGCAGGGTTTCCAAACAAGAGTTCACTTTGTGTATCAATTGCACAACCGCCCTCGGGAGAGTTGCCAAAGTTTCCACGAGGCACTAGACCAACATACTCGGCAGCTGCACTCCAGGCAGACCCATTGCCACATGAAGCAGGGGAATTAGCATAATATGTTGCACTCATGTTACGCTTAGATGAATCGGCATTTGAATGTCTGTCTTCAAGACCACCGCGGGTTGTTGCATGAAATAATGGAAATCCAGACATTTGTTAATGGTTTAGAAAGGAGTTACAGGTAACTAATAAAATGTCCTGGGGTACCATTTGATGCTTGACTCTTCTAAGTATGTTTCATCAACTATTCATTGTTCTTCTAATATCAATAGATTTGCTAACAAGCTTGTGAAGAGAATTGAGACTTCAAATATCACTGCTCACTTTTGTGAGGAAACCAATGATATGTATCTAGATGTTTTTAGCTGCAAGCCTTTTAATCCTATAGATGTTGAGGAAGTTGTTAAATGAGCATTTTAGTCCTCTTCACAAGAATCGGATGTTTGTAATTCACCAGACTCCTCTATTGAAGTAAGTTTAAGTAAAGAATCGGATGTTTGTAATTCACCAGACTCCTCTATTGAAGTAAGTTTAAGTAAAGAATCGGATGTTTGTAATTCACCAGACTCCTCTATTGAAGTAAGTTTTTTAAGTAAAGAATCGGATGTTTGTAATTCACCGGACTCCTCTATTGAAGTAAGTTTAAGTAAAGAATCGGATGTTTGTAATTCACCAGACTCCTCTATTGAAGTAAGTTTTTTAACAAGTTCTTTATTAGATCGTAGCTGGGAAATAAGACCGCTAAATCCACCACGTGATTGAAGAAAATCATCAGCAGATGCACACATTAAAATATCTATTAAAGCATTTGTTACACAATGTGGATCTGTACTTCCGAATGAGTAATGCATAGAAAAATACCAGTTATCTATTTTTTTGTAAGCTAGCGGTCTAACAAGTTGTTTGTGCTTTTCACATAACTTTTCAACCAGCTTGCTATTATCACATGCAAGATAGGTTGGTATATCTAAGTGTTTTTCTACAAATTTGTCAACCTTAGCAGTGTCTTCTTCTTCGTTATAACCAGGGTAGTCTGTTGCTCTCAAATGAATAGCAACAAACTTATCAAATTTACTTCTTTGTATGTGAAATTTTTTAAGAAATGCAGGTTGAAATTTTATATTATGAAATATGTTTAGAGACCCTCCAAAATTACCAATACCTTGAAATATCAACAATATGCTATCGGGGTATTTTACTGCTGAGTTATATTTTGTTATCGTATTTCCTATACTTGGAATATTGTACTGTCCCTCTCGAACCGTAGAATCACAACGTCTATAAGGATCGTTGCCAAAACAAGCTGGCTCTATCCTAGAAAAAAGTATATTCTTTATATGATCTTCTCCGCAAAGAACTTTGACAGGAAATTGAGAAAAATCAATTATACTGTCTAGATCAGTTGCCGTATATGTGTCCAGGCAGAATATAATAGTTCTGCCATGGGCTTTTGCATACTGAGTATTATGCCATAAAAGAGATAATGCATCATTAAAACCAGCGGTAACTCTCAAGATAATAAACCCCCCCATTATTACTTCAAAACGAATTAATCTAAAGATTACTAACACAGTCCAAATAAGATGTATCTTCAACCTTGCGATTGGCGTGAGTATGACCACAAGTTCAAGTATGTCGTAGATATCTACGGACGAACTCATGAAGGAGACGTTGCACGAGTTCGTATCACAGACTTCAAACCATACTTCTACCTCCGAGCTCTTCCTTCTGAAACAGCAGCACAAATCAGTTCTGCTATCTCGGGAGTCAAGACTATCCAGGGCATGAAGATTACTGAAGAGTACAAGCTTGATGCCATGCGTGGATTCAATGGGCTTCAGTCTATTCGTGTTTGGAAGTTGGCTTTCCCTGCATTGTGGGCATTCAAGCTGATCGCCAAGGAGCTGCGCAACGGTCTAAAGATTGGCAATCGCAAAGTTCAAGTCGAAGACGTGTTTGAGTCAAATCTGCCACCCTACCTTCGTCTATTCCATGAACGCGATATCTCTCCAGCTTCTCCTATCAAGTTTGATGGAGAGAATGATACCATATCCGAAGACGAACGAGTCAACGTTGCATACAAGGTTACATATACATCTGTAGAAGCCTTCCCTGGAATCAGTATTCCATTGTATGTTCTTTCTTACGATATTGAGGTCTACTCTGCATCTGGCAACTTTCCACAAGCTTCAAATCGTGAAGATGAAATTATTCAGATTGGGTTGTCATTCAGATGGTCAGATGACCTTATGACTCCAGTAGAACGCTATGTTCTCATCTCCGGCACATGTGAACCATCTCCAGATGTCAAGTATGTTTCATGTACCAATGAACAGGATCTTCTGCTCAAGTTCAAGCAGTACATCCAAGCAGAGGATCCTGATATGATTGTCGGGTATAATACGTTTGGCTTTGATGATGGTTACATTGCTGAACGTTGTGAACTCCATCATATTGAACTTCAACTTGGTCGCTCAGATACTCGGCAATGGGGGAGGACTGAAATGATAAAAACAGAAAAGAAAACATTTGAACTTGCATCGGGAAAATATGCAGTTCGGTACTTTGACCTACCTGGGCGTCTACCAATTGACCTGTTGCTCAGCATTCGCCGTGAGCAGAACTTGGACTCATACAAGCTGGACAACGTGGCTAGCACATTTCTGCGTGATAAGGTTACAAAAATTGATGGACTTGAAATTCACACCAAATCTACGCGAGGATTGTTCGTTGGAAATTATATCAGATTCGACGTTGTAACAAATACTATTAACCCGTATCTTGAAGGGAAGAAGTTCATGGTTACCGAAATTAAACCCAAATCATTTGTTATTCAGTCAGATTCGGAGATTCTAACTGACCTTTCTCCTGAAAATCAAAGCAAGCTCGAGTGGTCATTCTCTAAGGATGATGTGTCTGCTCAGGATATGTTTGAACTGCATAAGAAAGGACCGGCTGATCGATCTAAGATCGCTAAGTACTGCATCCGGGACTGTGATCTTGTGCTGACTCTCATGGCAAAATTAGATACGTTGGTCAATGCCCGTGGCATGGCAGATGTTTGTCGTGTTCCAATTGACTTCATCTTTCTGCGTGGTCAAGGTATCAAGATCTACTCAGCTGTTGCATACAATGCATCTAAGAGGAATCAGATCATCATGGCACAAGAGTCAATAGATGGTGATATGTCCTATGAGGGTGCTGTTGTTCTGCCTCCAAAGATTGGTATGTATCTAGAAGATCCGATTCCAGTTCTGGATTTCAACTCTCTATATCCATCCAACATGATTGCATTTAATATCTCACCCGACAGTCTGGTATATGTGAAGACGTTTAATACGGATGGACGCAAGATTCACCATGAAGGCGCAGATGGTCCTGCATTGGATAAGCTGAAAGAATCATACACAATCGATGAGATCTCATTTGACCTAAAGAATGATGATGACGAAGTGATTGGCCGTAAGACTTGTGGTTATGCTCAGCCAACATCTGATCCATGCAGCATTGGCCTACTTCCTATGACCCTGGACATTCTCCTCAAAAAGCGTAAGGAAACTCGTAAGCTGATGGAGAAGACAGATGATGATGCCCAGAAGTCTGTATTGAACGGTCTTCAGCTTGCATACAAGGTTGTTGCCAATTCAGTATATGGTCAGACAGGTTCTCGCACGTCTCCTATCCGCAAGGTAGAAGTCGCCGCCTGTACTACGGCAGTTGGTCGCGCAAAGCTAAACGAAGCAAAGACTATTGTTGAGACAGAGTTTGGAGCAACCGTAATTTATGGAGACAGTGTAACTGGCTATAGTCCAGTCACTATTAAACAGAACGAGCAAATTAAGATTGTAGATATTGAACATCTTGGGATGAATTGGCAGAAGTGCCAAGATTCTGATAAAGAATATTGTGAGCTACAAAATACTTATTCCTGGACAGAAGATGGATGGACACCTCTTCATCGTGTAATTCGCCATAAGCTTGCTGCACACAAGAAAATTATTCGTGTTTTGACTCATACTGGTATGGTTGATGTTACTGATGATCATTCTCTCCTTCGGTTGGATAAAACTGAAGTATCATCAAAGACTTTGAATATTGGAGATGAACTTCTACATCATGATTATCCTACTATCGAAAGCAATAACAATATAGATCATGAATTACTATGCAAGGCGCGTGTTGCTGGATTCTTCTTTGGCGACGGATCTTGCGGAGTATACGAATGTCCAAGTGGATCAAAGGCATCATGGGCACTAAACAATGCTAATATGGATATGCTAAAGCAATATGTTGAGCGCTGTAGTATTGCTTATCCTGACTTTGAATGGATTATCAATGATACCCTTCTAAGTTCAAATGTATACAAGCTTGTTCCCCGTTCGCCTCGTGGTATCAAAAAGTTCATTATCGAATATCGATCTGATATGTATGTAGGGTTGCGCAAGAATATTCCTGATTGGGTTATGAATGGTTCTTGTGAAGTTCGCCAAGCATTCTGGGATGGAATGTATGATGCTGACGGAGACAAAGAAAAAGGGTATATTCGTATCGATCAAAAACATCAGACAACGTGTGCCCAAATCTCTCTGCTTGGAAGCCTTCTAGGTTACAATGTTTCAATTAATGATCGCAGAGATAAGCTGAAAATTGCAAGAATGACCTTTTCAAAAAAGGTTCATCGGAAGAATCCAAATGCTATTAAGAAAATGTATGAGATTCCTTATTCAGGATATGTTTATGATTTAACAACATCTAATCATCACTTTCAAGCAGGGATTGGTCGGATGATTGTTCATAATACAGACTCAATCTTTGTTCAGTTTCCAACTAAAAATCTAGCCGAGGCAATCAATTATGGTAAACGTGCAGCAGACAAGATTAACGCTCTATGCACTCGCAAGGCACACAAGATTGAGTATGAGAAGACTTTCTTCCCATTCATTCTATTCTGCCGTAAACGCTATATGGGTCTGAAGTATGAGGATGATCCGACTAAGTGTAAGCGTGTAGGAATGGGTATTGCTTTGAAACGCAGAGATAATGCTCCTATTGTGAAAGATATCTTTGGTGGAGCCCTGGACATTCTGATGGAGGAGCGGAGTTTGAAGAATGCACAGAACTTTGTGAAGGATATGTTGGTTCAGGTAATGCAGAATAAGATTCCATTGGAGAAGTTTATAATCACGAAGCAGTTGCGTGATGATTACATTACCGAAGTTCCAGAACAAATAAGACGTCATAGTTCGCCTGGAAAGCCATCTCAATTAAACGATAAAAAAGCGGCATTTAACGTGGTAAAGAATTATGCTGTAAAGTTTGATTTGGAGATGCCAGTATCATCAATCGCTCATAGGACTCTTGCCGAACGCATGGAAGAGCGAGATGGAACGGCTCCTCAGGTTGGTGATCGATTGGCGTATATCTACGTAGCCAACCGCAAAGATGAAAAAAAGCAAGGAGACAAGATTGAACACATTGACTTTGTCAAGAAGCGAGGACTCAAGCCAGATGTTGAGTTCTATATTACGAACCAGATTCAAAATCCAGTGGCACAATTGTTTGCACTGGGCATTGAACAGTTAGATGGATATGTTCCTCGAAAGTATACTGAGTATCCAAACTTGGATGAAGAGGAAGGGACACTTGCAGTTTTGAAGCAGAAGGAGAAGGATTTGGATTCTATCTTATTCCTGGGAGCTCAGTATTTGAAGAAGCATAAGCGTGGTCCGATGGATATGTTTCTAGGGAGATGATCATGGACGTTACCATCCACTAAAATATCTTGTTGGATCGTTTACATTATAAGACCAAACCTTTGGAGAGTAATTTATTTTTAATTCATTTCCAACTAATTCTAAACATGTTTGATCCCCTCTATGCCCTTTACATCTAGGGTCTTTACTTTCTGTATTATTATCATTAGTTCTTGAACCACGAAAGATTCCATCGGCTGCACATTTTTTCCATCTCTCAAAAAATGGCATTGTAGCAGGATGTCTGAAATCAAACCCTATCATAATAGCGTGAATATTTTGTATTTGCATAGCATCATCGCGTGATATATTAAAATATTCAAGTGACCTATCATTTGCCCATTCGCCACATTTCCAACAATCTCCTTGTAGATAGATACCCTTACTTGCAATATCTCTAATAAGAGGTCTGATTGATTTAATCAACCTTAGAGAACTATCAATCCAGATGATTACATCATAACCAAGTTTACGAACGTGTTCTACCGCTGCTACTTTGAACCCATACGGACATTCAGCATGAGTCTGACTATTAAATTCCTCGTAATTTTTTAAAGCAAAGAATGGAATGTCAGGATCAAATGTTTCGAATGACTTTCTAAGATTTTCCTGACCCAACTCATACCTTGAATTTCCAGCATTTGCAAAATTTACAATTGCAATTTTATCCATTTTAAACTACTGTGATAATTATTCTAGCATTTGTCCATGAACAGTTTGGAACGACTACATCAGTAATACTCGCTTGCATGTTAATTTTTGATAAAAAACATTCTATATCATTAAGAATTCTTGGAGAGTAATCGTCAAAAACTACGGTAAAAATACCTGAACTTCTCAGCCCAATACACTTTGAGAAATCTGAGTTTATTGTACTATAATCATGTTGTCCATCAATATGAAATAGATCAAACTTTTTAGTTAATGTGGGAAGAATATACGTGCTATCTCCTTTGATAAAATTAATTGAATTTTTAAAATATGTCTCAAGGGTTTGTATTGCAGGGCCCGAATATTCGTCAGAAATATCAATACATGTTATCTTTAGAGTAGGATTTGCTAAAAGCATGATAAGCAGCGAATGACCCATGTATACGCCAATTTCTAAAACATCTGACGCTTTTTTTGCTTCTTCATACAGTAGTTTTTGTTTCTTGTACATTGAAGCACAGTATTCATATGTAATTCCATCAAATAAGTAAGAACCACAACCATTCCGGAATTTATTTCCACAGTTTTTGTGTATTAATTTAAAAATATCAAAGTGCTCTATAAGTTTTTTAAGCATTTCGCAATCTTGGTTTTTTTCATATAATGCAACTAGTTGAGAAGACATTTATGATTACGAGATAGAAAATTTATAACAATCATCCCATCTGTTTTCACCAATATAGGTATAACCATTTTTTAGTAATAATTCACGAATGTGTGTCCTGGTTGGTTCAATGTTATTATGTTCTATATCAACTAACCCAAACTTATATTTTGAAAAATCAAAGTTTTTAAGTATTTCAAATTCAGTCCCCTCGGTGTCTAAAGATAAATACTCTATAAACTTAGGAGCATTTGCTTTATCTAAAATATTCATCAATGTATCTGTTTTTGTTGTAATATCTTTTTTACCAGACCCAATACGTTCCTTCCATTTATCACCAATAAAATCAGTAATACCAGATACTAAAGTATATCCAGCTATGGAAAATACCACGTCTTTTTCAGCCTCAGAAAATAAAGGTATTTGGAAACACTTAGAGTTAGGTCTATTCACAACTAACCTCTTAAAAATTTCTGGAATCGGTTCAACACATATACCAGACCATCCGAACTCTTTTTCCAGAAGGTATGTATTTGATAAATCTAACCCATCACTTGCTCCAGCTTCTACAAAATAACCATTCCGTTTATTATTATAATACTTTAGTACAGCTAGATCTTGGCCAAGTTGAGAGAAAGATTGCATTTGTTATTATATTCTTTTAATAAAACAAGTAATACTACCTGGTTTTGATTTATGAATTTGAACTTCTGCAATCTTATCTAGAATATCTTCATCAAGCTTGAAGTGAGTTAACTCGGGGTATTGCTTTGAAGCAAGAAGTTCAACCATCTGATAGGTAGTCAGCTCATTTGGTGAAACATCATATCCACGCTGAAATGAAGTATGAATATCTTCGATGATGAAATACCCTCCTGGCTTAATACTATCAAATAGAAGACCAAATGTCTGCTGCTGATGCTTCATAAGATGTGAGCCATCGTCAAGAATAAAATCAAACATTCCTTCGGTGTCTTTTAGAGTTTTAAGTTCATCGAGACTTCCCTGATCTAATTCTACATATTTTACCCGAGAATCAATATTCTCAACAATTGCTTTTCTAGGATTTCCGAATGTAGTAGTATTACCCATCTCCCCCTTGAACCAGTCTGCACCAACAATTTCTGTGTCTGAATGTGTAAAATACTGAGCCCACATCTTAACAGATGCTCCATAATATACACCAATTTCCATAAATCTAACAGGCTCGTCTTTCTTTGATTCCATGAAACTATCATAAAAACTTAGAAATCCGTGGTTCCACTTGTCCGTTCCACAACTTCTACCGATCGTTTCCATTTACCCACAATTTAAGATTTTAACTCATTCGACAATAACGCCAGAAATATATACAGTAACCCCCTCTTCTTCCTTTTTTAAAAACATAAGCGTGGGTCAATAGATATATTTCTTAAAGGAAGTATTACAAATGAATCCACCAGACTGGAATGCAAAAATTAAATCACTTGCAAAAACAGTTATAAATATTCAACGTCCAAAAATTTTTGACAAAGTTGCAGTAATTGTAGAGCCTAGGAATCTAGATGTTACAACAGACATTCTTAAGTGGATGATGTGGCTTCTTGTGCCGACTGGCTGGAAGTTTGTATTTTTTGCCGGAAAAAACAATATCAAATGCATTACTGAGTTTGTACGTTCACTAAAGGTAGAAGATGTTATTGAAGTAAAAAACTTAGATAAAGAAAATTTAACTATAAAAGAATATAATTTATTGTTAACAACAAATGAGTTTTGGTCTTCGCTGCCCTATGAAAATGTTCTAATATTTCAAACCGACAGTGTTTTGCTGGATAATAATCTAACAAAATTCTTAGGGTATGATTATGTTGGTGCACCATGGCATGGAGACTTGAAATGGTTAAAAACCGAAGGAACAAGCGTTAAAAAAATAAAATGGTTGAAAACCCCAGGAATAAATATAGTTGGAAATGGAGGTTTAAGCCTTAGAAGAAAAAGTGCAATGATCAGAGTAATTAAATTAGTTCATTACCCTGGTGGTGCTGAAGATATTTACTTTGCAAATAAGTGTAAGCATCTGTTAAATATTCCGTCTCCTGCCGTAGCATCGACATTTTCAGTTGAAAGTGTAGTCGATGATAATACGAAAGGTTATCATAAATGTTGGGAGTATATAGGAAAAGATATGGATAAGGTGTATAAACGTATTGATAGTGTTATTCATAAACTGACAAACAGCATTTAACAATAACGTAAGTCATATATACAATGGATGACGATAGAGGGTATGACATTGTAAGTTCGCTGTTAACTTCAAGAGAACAATTTTTTAGGAATATTAGATATTTTAATTACAGGCAAAGAGGTGATATTACAGAACGTTTTTTTGTATCGGAAGGAAGATATTTGACTATGTTAAATGAAAGGAGAAGGGCAAGAACACAACAGACTGTGAACATAAGTATCCCATTTACATTTCCTGCTAGTTTCCTAGAAGCTGTTCCAGTCTTGGCAACTCCACAACAGATTGCAGATGAGGTTCAGAATCACACTAGTTCTTTGCAGCAGACTTGCTCGATTTGCCAGGATTCAATTTCTTCTGACGGCGCGATACTGCGAGTTTGCCGTCATGTTTACCATCGATCTTGCATTCAAACGTGGTTTGGTGCAAGTGTACGTTGCCCAGTTTGTAGGCGTGACATTCGAGAGGATCCGGCAGACCAAACATCTTCTGACGCCACAGGAATGCAACCTCCACAGACGTCCCAGTGGGGGGGAGAGAGTAGTCCACAATAGAATATGATTCACCATACTGTAATCTATGAAACACACGACGAATGTCGTGCTGACATTCCTTCAAAATTTGAGGAGCGTCAGCCCCAGGAAATAGATGTTGAACTTCTGCTGCCTTAGGAGGAAAGCAGCGAAGTATTTCAATCAATTCCGAGTTTCTTTTAAAAATAGTTGGTAACTCATTGCCAGTACAAAGAATTGGTACTGTTCGTGTTTTGTCTTTCACCCACTCAACTATTTTTGCTTGAGCATGTGGATCCGAACCATCAACTTCGTCAAGAATCACACATGTCTTACGTGTTCTATCACCTCGGATAAATGATTGAATATTCACACACGACCTACATGAATCCTTCAATTTGTCTACATCTTCAAAACTACGAATAGACTTAGATGCATTAATCTCTAAAGGGTCAAAGCCAAATGTTCTGGCAGAACACAGAGCCATTGTTGTTTTCCCAATACCTGGAGGGCCGATCATAAATACTGCACCAGTGTATGTCTCCTTTTCCAAATAACTTTTCAACGATTGTTTAATCTCTTGATGACCAATCACATCATCAAGAAATACTGGTCTATGTGATTCTGCATACATTATCTAATACTTACTCTATACTTTTTAAATGTTTAAGCACATTTACCAGGCCAGTTCGTTCCGCATGTTCGGGCAAGATTACACGCCGATGCCTTGGATGTTATCTTTGAAGGGTCAAATGACACACAAGATGTCTCGTAAAGTGGCCTACATAACCCATCTACATACGACCATCGATCAGGGCAAACAGAAGCAGGACCCGAAGTATCAAGCAGAACCTGCGGGTTGAACAGATAACGATATGCAAAAAGCAATACGACCACAACTGCCACGGATGTTAGCACGGTTTGGAGGTTTACCATTCTTTCTATATTACAAGGAAAGGAATGGCACGCCATGTTATTACAACGTTCCTCAAAGACACTCTAAACCCGATGGTACGACATCATCTTGACTCATTCTCTGATTTCTTGGATACCAAAATTCCCAGATTTATTCAGGCATCTAACCCATTCAAACGCTCCCTAGAAGATGGTCGTCAAATCCGGATTTATATCGGAGGCAAGGAGGGAAGTGTCAGTTATGTTTCCCCTGTTGACGAAGAAGATATCGCTATTCTTCCCCATGCATGTCGCCTAGAAAACAAAACATACTCGTTCGAAATCCGGGCAGATATCACGGTTGAATACGATTACGGGGATGAGGTTCAAACTAAGTCATTTGATGATATCCTAATCGGACGACTACCTTTGCTTTTGAAGAGTTCTATTTGCTATCTACGTCCTATGACACCCGATCAGCTTTATGATGCAGGTGAGTGTCGGTTTGAACTCGGGGGCTACTTCATCATCAACGGCCAGGAACGGGTTCTTCTTTCCCAAGAATCTCTCGGTTCAAACATGTTTTATGCAAAAAAGCGTATTGAAATGCCGTCTAAAGACGAAGTCAGAACCCGATCGGAGAAGGAACTTAAAGCACTAATGGATACCGCCACCAAAGAGAACAAATTTGAGTTCATAGCAGGGATATATTCAGAGTCAGAAGATGGCACAAGACGTGCTGGTCACCTACTCAAAATTCCTCCTGTGAATAAACTTCAGAACGATTCTGGAATTATTAGCAAGACATCTGATTACGCAACCTTTTCTACAAATCGCCTGGCGACTATTATGATTACCGACTATAACAGAAAAAATGACTTTGATAATCCTGTTCCATTAATCAGCGTTTTCTATGCATTAGGATTCACATCCGATCAGGATATTTATGATGTCATTCTTGCCGGAGTTCGCGAAAGATCATTATATGATGGTCTTTTTGCTCAGTTGATTCTGTCTCATGAAAAATATGCTGCTGCTGAAATGGCTAAAGAAGATGATCAGACTCAAGACCCAAACTTACTTTTCTTAAGACGCCAAACACGTACTCGAAGCAATGGCGCGGTCTATACAAATTTGTATTCAAGCTTGTTCCCTCATTGTGAACCTCAGGAAGGAGAGTCTGTCTCTGCATTTTATTGCAGAAAGGCATATCTTCTAGGTCATATGTTTCGGATGGCTATGGATGTTGCTATCGGAATTACTCCTGACTCTGATCGTGATCATTTTAGATTCAAAAGACTTGAAGCATCAGGAGACTTATGCTTTGGCGAGTTTCGCCGAATCTATAGTGTTATTGGAGCAAAGATGTTGCTAGAGCTTGATAAACGTGTAGAGTTTGAGAAGCAGACATATAAAGGTAAGAATCTAACTAATTTGATTCAAGAAGAAGGGATCCGGAACTTCTATTGGAAATCTTATATGTTTATGAATGAGTTTGAGAAGTCTTTTAAGGGAACATGGGCAGGGGAGTCTGGTGTTGCACAGGTTTTATCTCGTTTTTCATACCTGGGAACCATCGCCCACTTGCGGAGAATTAACTTGAAGATGGACAAGGGTTCTAAGCAAAGAGAGCCTCGCAGACTTCATTCATCATCCTGGGGTATTATGTGTCCGATCGATAACCCGGATGGTAAAAATATTGGTATGATTAAGTCACTAACATTGTTTTCGAAGTTGACAACTCAGTCTTCTTCAGCAGACGTAAGAGCTTTGTTATTCAAACAAGCGAATGTCCGAAACATTTCTGTAGTCCATCCATCTGCTTGGAATCCTCTTTGGACAAAGGTCTTTGTCAACTCTGATTTGGTGTGTATTGTGATGAAAGATACAGAAGCGTTTCATGCAAGTTTAATCAGAGAACGCAGAGCTGGAAATTTGGACAAGTTTGTTTCATTGACATGGAATAGACTAGACAATGACTATCTAATTCAGTGTGATGCCGGACGTCCTTGTAGGGTAATTTATCGTGAGGGAACAAAACCAGAAACGATTAAAGCATGTAAAACATGGGAGTCTATCTTGAAACATATGGACTACATTGATTCTCAGGAGTCAGAATGTCTTCGTATTAGTATGGAACCTTTTCATGCAGAACAGCCGTCAGAAATTCATGGGAGCACATTATTCTCTGCAACAGGTAGCGTAATGCCTTTTACTGATCATAATCAGGCTCCTCGTAACATGTTCACATGTCAGCAGGTCAAGCAATCGTGTTCTTGGTATAATACAGCTTTCAACAAGCGGTTCGACACAATTGCAACTCATCTTCATTCACCTCAACAGCCTTTATGTCAGACTTGGGCAGCGAATCTTCTTGGCGGAGGTTGTATTCCATTTGGCGAGAATGCAATTGTAGCCATTGCAGTATATGGAGGTTACAACCAAGAAGATTCTGTATTGCTAAATGAATCAGCCTTGAAGCGTGGGATGTACAAAACATCTTACTATCACTCGTACGATGAAGGAGAAAGCATTATTGACCCTGCTGCTCAGACACATACAATGATTGCAAATCCTGCCACCGATCCCAAATACCGTGAAACCGTTTCCAGAAAAGATGGAAAAAATTACGACAACCTGGATTCTGAAGGTATCATCAAAGCAGGAGCTGAAGTAACGCCTAATACAATTCTAGTAGGTATTTTAACACCCAAAACAAACTCTGCAGCTCAGGTAGTTGGCTTTATAGATTCATCAATATTACCCAAGAGAGGACAGCACGGTATTGTAGATTCAGTATATCGTTATACAACATCTGAAGGGCTCCGAGGAGTAAAGATTCGCATTGTAGAAGTTCGCGATCCTGTGCTAGGAGATAAATTTGGTTCTCGCCACGGTCAGAAGGGTACAGTTGGCCTACGAATCCCAGAAGAGGATATGCCAGTAACAAAAGATGGTCTGAGACCCGATATAATCATCAATCCCCATGCATTGCCATCCCGTATGACCATTGGACAGTTTCTAGAAGGAATGTCATCAAAGCTTGCCGTAGAACTTGGAACTATTGTAGATGGAACTGCATTCAGTACACAGCAGAGGATTGGAGATACAAAGGAAGCACTCATCCAGCTAGGATACCATCCTTATGGTAATGAACTCCTATATAACGGGATGAATGGTGAGATGATCGAAGCAGAAATCTTTATGGGGCCAACTTATTACCAGCGTTTCAAGCACATGGTCGAAGATAAGATTAACTATCGGTCTACTGGACCGAGAACATTATTGACGCATCAGCCACTCGAAGGACGAGCAAATGATGGGGGTTTACGTATTGGCGAGATGGAACGCGACTCATTAGTTGCTCACGGCATTTCAAACTTTTTACAAGAGAGCATGACTTTGCGTTCAGATGCCCATGAGTTCTTGTTTCAACCCGAAACTGGTCTGCTTGATGCAAATCCAGATTATCCTACAATAACTGCACGTATCCCATACTCAATGGGACTATTTATACGCGAAATCGAATCAATGCATATTCAGGTTAAGCTCTCCTCTTAACTCGTTTACCTCCTAGTATGCGTCTATTACCTTCCCGTGATATTCCGATAAACAATGCTAGAAGTGGAATTAGAAACCATCCAAGTGGTCCTGATAAAAGAGCAGCTAATCCTGGAACATAGGAAGCAGATGCTGTAGCAATTAGAGCAGTACTTCCATATGCAAATGTTGCATTTGCAAGACCACCGGTAGCTCTATCTATTCCAGAATCCATTGCAGCTGCTGCATCTCCTGCCAATCCTCTAACTCTTCCCTCGGCAGAATCTAATGGATCCTGAAGTGATTCATTAACTCGGCCAACTAATGCTCCGATGGGAAGAATAGCATCAAAAACTTGTTCTCTATGAGCTGAGTTGACAGATGAAAAATAATAGATAGGATAACACACTGATCCAATCAAAGAAATAATTGCTACAACGCCAGTGTGAGATGGTACCTGGCCATGTGCATACTGTATTACATAATATGTTGCTAGAACAAATAGCATCAAAGCAAATAATAACATAAATTCTTTAAGCATTTGTTTGTTAATAACGGATTTTATTGTTAACAACTTATAGAACAACAAAAATGTATGTTGTAAAACGTGATGGCTCCCGCGTATCTGTGTCATTCGACCAAATTCTCGGGCGTATTCGCGAACAGTCGGCTGGTCTTCTCCATGTAAACCCAGATCTAGTTGCACAAAAGGTGTGTAACCAACTTCAAGATGGAATGGAAACACGCAAGCTTGATGAGTTTGCAGCAGAGACTTGTGCAATGATGCAATCTAGGTATCACCCTAACTACGGTCTCCTAGGAGCTCGTATTCTGATTGATAACCACCAGAAGAATACTCCATCAACTATGCTAGACTGTGTCGAGAAGCTATACCACGATCAAAGTATTGTGAGTGATTATGTCCATGATTTTGTATGTGGTAACCCAGCAGGATACGAGGCAATGATTGATTATTCCCGTGATTTCATGTTTGATTATTTCGGATTCAAGACACTGGAGCGTGGATATCTCCTAAAGAAAGATGGTATACCAATTGAGCGTCCCCAACACATGTGGATGCGTGTTGCCATCCAGCTTCACGGTAACAATATGGAACGCGTCCAGGAAACATACGATGCACTATCGCAGGGGTATTTCATTCATGCAACTCCTACACTATTTAATGCCGGGACTGAGCACCCGCAGTTATCTAGTTGCTTTCTTCTGACCATGAAAGGAGATTCCATCAAGGGAATATATGAGACATTGGCCGATTGTGCTCAAATCTCAAAGTGGGCTGGCGGTATCGGACTATCCATCCACAACATTCGTGCTCGTGGTTCAAAGATTCACGGAACAAATGGTGAATCTACAGGAATTGTGCCAATGCTGAAAGTCTTCAATGACACGGCAAAATATGTCAACCAGGGTGGTAAGAGAAATGGCTCATTCGCCATCTATCTGGAGCCTTGGCATGCAGATATAGAAGACTTTCTGAGACTCAAGCTGAACCAAGGAGCAGAGGAAGACCGTGCTCGTGACCTGTTTTACGGATTGTGGATTCCAGACCTATTCATGCAGAGAGTAGAAGCAGACCAGGAATGGACTCTGATGTGCCCACACGAATGCCCTGGATTGGCTGATGTTTATGGTATTGCCTTTAATGACCTTTATATGAAATACGAACGTTCTGGAAAGGGACGCCGTACAATCCCAGCTAAGAAGCTATGGCAAATGGTATTGGATGCCCAAATCCAAACGGGAACACCATATCTTTGCTATAAAGACGCCGCTAATTCTAAGAGCAACCAGCAGAATTTAGGAACTATCAAGAGCTCAAATTTATGTACCGAAATTATGGAGTATACGGCACCCGATGAAACGGCTGTATGTAACCTAGGGTCATTGGCACTTCCAAAGTTCATTGATGATGGAACGTTTAACTTTGAGAAATTGAGGAAGTATACTGCTATTCTGGCACGTAATCTGGATATTGTGATTGACAAGAACTTCTACCCAACTCCCGAGTGCCGGGCGTCTAATATGAAGCACAGGCCTATTGGTATTGGCATCCAAGGACTTGCAGATGTATTCGCGATCCTGAGAATGCCTTGGACTTCTGAGGCAGCTTCTGAGTTGAACCGTGAAATCTTCGAGAATATCTATTATGCAGCAGCTTTTGAGAGTATGAAGGGAGCTTCAGATGGCATATGGCGGAATATTAATATAGATTCTTATCGTTCATTTAATGGTTCTCCGATGAGTCAAGGGAAGATGCAGTTTGACTTGTGGAACGAAACTCCTAAAGCTAAGTATTTAGATTGGGATAACTTACGGAAGTTGTGTAGCCAAGGAATGCGTAATTCTCTTCTTGTGGCGCCAATGCCTACTGCATCTACATCTCAGATTCTGGGCAACAATGAATGCTTTGAACCGTTTACTTCTAATATGTACACTCGTCGTGTACTAGCTGGAGAGTTCGTAGTAGTGAACAAATATCTGGTAGAAGACCTTGTGAAGATTAATATGTGGACGTCCGAGATACGTACGGCAATTATTGCAAACAATGGTAGCATTCAGAATATGCCAGAACTCCCAGTAGAGATTCGCGAGCTCTATAAAACGGCATGGGAGATACCGCAGAAGACTCTGATTAACATGGCTCGAGATCGTGCCCCGTTTATTTGCCAGTCGCAATCGTTGAATTTGTTTCTAAGTGAACCATCCTATGCAAAAATGTCGTCCATGCACTTTTATGCATGGAAGGCAGGTCTGAAAACTGGATGTTATTACTTGAGAACGCGTGCAGTGTCGAGTGCACAAAAATTCACGGTCGAGCCCTGTCTCACTTGCTCGGCTTGAAGAATTTCTCTTTTAATAAACATAAAAGATGACTGAAGTAGAAGGTTATACTCCTTTAAACGGTTCGAGCGGTAACTCTGCTCCTTTTGCTGGCGGTCGCCGTCGCTCTCACAAGAAGCTTCGGTTAGTTAAGAAGAAGACTGTTCGTCGCATGCTCGCGGCAAAGGGTCTGAAGATGCGTGGTGGTGGTCCCGTTGAAGGTGCTCCTGGTGGTGATGCCCCGGCTGGTGGTCGTCGTCGGCGGAAGTCCCACAGGAAGTCTCACCGTCGCCGCCGGTCGCTGTTTGGCATGAAGTATTAAGTTGATTTCCAATTTCAGAAACAAGTGAAAATAATTGTTCATTGAACCCATAATGACATCCGTTTGGTTCACCAGGAGGAATCTTACGCGATGACGTATTTTACCATGAACTAACGAAACAATAACCTCTTGGGGAGAAACCTCCCTACACATTTCTTCACGACCGTGAATGAATGCATTTCCTTCTGCAATTTGAATATCTGTAAACTTCCTATCCTCCCAAAACTTACGAGTAAAAGCAAGAGAAGCCTCAGATAACCTCTGTCCCATTGGTAGACCATATGGCGGAACATTCATGAATGAGATATGCTTCTGAATATCGTAACACGGAATTGTAGTTGTAAACACGCATTGCTTCTTAGGTTCCTTACCCATCATAGCAACTCTATGAAGAGCAGAGTTATTCGGGTATACATCATCGTCATCCATCATAACAATAGTATCATACATGGCAGACTGCACACCAATGTTGCGTTTTTCACCAATCGATGTCTTGGTATCCAGTCTTACATACTTTACATTCGGGATACCAATCAGCGTATCTTCAATTGAGTCATCACCATCATCTACAATCACCCACTCTAGCTTGCTTTCTGGATATGTTTGAATCATGAAAGAATACTTAGCCAAAGGCATAAATACACGGCGGTTATAAGTCAGAGTAACAATTGATACGTCTGGAAGTTCAGATTCAGGGGGGAATGTTTTTGCAAGAACATATTCTTCCGGCTTTAGACCTTCTAGACGTTTCTGCATACTTTCGATGAATTTTGCATGACGACTTTCATATATCTCACGATTTCTCTCAGATACAACTTCCTTTGCTTTGAAACTCGTATTAACATACCCTTGGAGTTTTATCATCAAATCATGAACACTGACATCTACCAGATTTCCCAGGAAAATAGGATGTTCAACCTTTTCTTTTGTAGCAATGAATAGTCCACGATTTTCTGTCAATTCTAGAAATGGTAAGATGTTTGAAACAATCAAATTACATCCAGATGACATTGCTTCGTTAACTGCATGGCCAAACCCTTCGGTAGCAGAAGTGCAAATTGCCAGGCCACATTCTCTGAGAATATCATCATATTCAGTTTCAGTAAGAACCTTAGAAATAAGAGTAATCTTCCCCTCAAGTTCAGAAGGAAAGTGAAAGTGAATACACTCAGGATTGTATGGAATTACCAGATCTGGAAGAAGAGCATACAGATTGGGGTTAGTTTCCTTAATCTTCAAATATGCTTGAATAACTGGCTTTGGATTTCGATTCATGTTTTTACCAACCAGCACAATTCCCTTATGATAGTTCTTCTTCTCGTGAAAAACCTTATCAATAGATGTCCAGCCAATGTACCGAACGTTAGATGAGTGCTCTGAAAAAATATCACGAGCTTCACGAGTCTTTACCCAAATCTCATCAACCATTTTGATGTATGGAATCCAGGTTTTGTATGTCCATTCAATATTTGGAATCCAGATATTTTTGGCTGCATATGAAAGCAAGGAAGGATTGATAACCTCGATAAAAATATTGATCTCTGCTTCTGCACATTCAGGCATGGCGTGGTGAACTCTACGAATTTGAACTTCTCCGTATACATTGGCCAAAAGCCCACGAAGAATCATGGCATCTTGCATAAGACCTTTCGAATTAAAATTACCAATCAGATTAACTCTCATTTTGTAGATAGAAGTCACTTTAGGAGTAAACGCTTAGTTGCACGAGAATGGTTATGTCTGCGTAATGTTTTAGCACGAGAATTCATGTAACCTATATACTTCTTCCAGGATTGTACTGATCTAGAAGAGCATTCAAATGCAAACTCACAAAACCTATCACGCCAGAACTCCCCCTTTAACCACGGAATAGTAGATTCGGGGATATTTAATTCGGTAATATCTGTTAATCTTCTACAGAGCTCTTTCATTTCAGGTGACCCATATCCGTAATAAGGGTCGAATATATCTTGCTTATATTTCGTATCAACTCCTACGATTTCCTTACCATTCCAGCCTATGTGTTCTAGAGGTCTGAAAGAATCCCATGCTGCTTCCCATACAAAAAGTTGGTTTTCCAGCTTTCCGTATAGTGTTCCCTTGAAATTTGCCAGCTCCATTGTCATAACAGGTTACTCTGTGTTGCCCACGATAGACGAACGAAATAGCATCTCTTAGACCATATTATGTATGGCGTAAGTTACATCTCCTGCTCACTAATATGATATACTAGACCTAATTCGGGATGAGCAAGCACGTAATGGTATACTTCTTTGCGTAATAGAGGAGCATACCAATATTTATTATTATATGTATTGGAACCCGGAAATAAACGCTTTATATGCTTCTTCTCCATGTTGATAATAACACTATTTGCACCGATCAGAGCATGGCCAAAATCTATTATTCTCGGCATATCATCATCGCCGATCACTATGTTTCTTGAGTACACGTCGCCGTGAATAATACCATTCTTATGTAGCTTGTTTATTCCAGTCACAATATGCTTTATTTGGGTTTTAGTTAATGGATGGTGTTTTATGTAGTTCCTTAAGGTAAGACCTCCTTTTTCTAAGATTTCAGAAAACTGCTTATCTGAATCTTCGATCCCGTCTTCTTTATTTTCTGGTAACAGTTCACCGAGTTCACACGGTTCACCGTAGAAGAAATATTTCTGATTTGGGTCTATCTTTTTTAAAGCAGATAGTAATGGTTCGTTGTGTTCCATTAGGTTCATTTCTAAATTCCTAACATCTCTATGGGTTCTTTTGATAACACGTGAAACCTTAGTTGTCATATCGCGTCCATCCTTACATGGTATAGCTGGGTATATGACTATTGAAAATGCTCCTTCTCCTAAAATTCGTCCGCCTCTTTTACGAGTCTTCATTATATTATACCACCTTTTTACAATGGAAACCTTCAGAGGGAGAAAAGTATTTATCCCAAAAAGTAGAAACTGGGCTATAACTGATATCACTGATAACTATTCTCTTATGCAACGACTTTCCTGCAAAATTGGGAACAATCCTATTCCATTAGTATTGTGGAAGGAACACCCAGAATGGACACTGAGAGACTTAGAAAAGAATGTAAAGCTGTGTACACTTTACCCGTTTGAAGTTGGTATGCAGGTCTTAAAGATGTTTAAACCAAAACGTTGGCTTGATCCAACAGCTGGTTGGGGAGACCGCCTGCGTTGTGCCATCGCATACGGTTGCGAGTATGTCGGTGTGGACTCAAATAAGGAAATGAAGCCAGCCTACCAAGCTATCATTTCCGACAACGCATCAAATCCGGAAAACTACCAAGTAAAAATTGGAAGGTTTCAAGATGTCAAGATTACCGGGAAATTTGATTTAATTTTTACAAGTCCTCCCTTTTTTACTAAAGAAGTATATGAACACATGACAGATTGGAAAAGCATCAAAGAATTCATGGAAGAGTTTCTTCAACCTTTGCTTGTTAAATCAGATAAGCATCTAGAAAAAGGCGGACACTTAGTTCTGTATATCGAAGACAAGAACTCAGAAGATTTCATTGATATCATGAAGATGTTTGTAGAAACTGAACTCCTTGAATTAAAATACGAAGGAGCTTTTTACTACCAGGGAACT